AGGGATCGAGGCAGGTTATACTCTTGATTATCATATTATTTTATATTTTATATAAGATGTTTAACATCTTATATAAAATATAAAATAATATGATAATCAGAGATAACTTGCCAAGATCAATTTTTTAATATGGCTTTTGTTAATGGTATTTGCAATATTGAGAAAATTTCTTATTTATTATATAAAATCGTTTTTTATATATGATAAATAAGAAATTACATATATAAAAAACGATTTAAGAAAAATTATAGAAATAATGTAAAAAGTCAGTGTTATATAAATAACATAAATAATAAAATTAGGTCAAATTAAGATGGAGAAAAAATATTATATATTAAATAGTTAATTTAATATTAGGTATAAAAAATATATTTTTCTATAATTGAATAGTAATTAAATATGAAAAATAATATAGATAACACAATAAATGGAAATATAAAATTTGTGAATTTAAATGAATTTAAATCAACAATAAAATTATTAAAAGTTTTATGTACAAATAACAATGTATCCGGAAATATATTTAACAAATTATTCAATATCGATTGTGAAATTAATTCATCAACATTATTAAAAAAAAACAAAAAAACAGAACAACAAAATGATATAATTTTAAGAGAAATTTTAAGTGAAATTTGTCCACCACAATTATCAATAATTAATAAATTATTTAATATTGATACCATACCACCAACTATTATCAATACTCCTAAAACTAAAAAAAATATACAAAGAAAAAAAAAAGTAACAAATCAAATAGACACAATGGATGCTGATGGAGAAGATAAAATAATCAAAAAAAGAAAGAAACTTAAAATGTCAACTACAACAGATATTATTTCAACAGTACCCACTGTCAACACATTAAATGATGTACCAATGAATGATGATATTTGTGAACCAAATGGAACAATTCAACAAGAATGTGAATATTATGAATATATAGATCTAATATTTAAATGTGTGTCAGCAACTGTGATTAGTAAAGTGGAAATACAAAATAATAAATCAAATTACCATAAAATAGATGATTGGTTAAATAACACATCATTGGAACAAGGTAAATTACCATATATTTTCTTTAATACAAATAAACAACAATCACCTAGGGTGACGACCAATGATAATAAAAAAAATGTATTAACATTAAAAATAAAAAATGAAGATTTAAAAGAGGATCTACTTACAATAAATATATTATTAAAATTTAAAAAAGATGATGATATAGAGAAGGATAATTATTTATTATTAATAAAAGCTTATGTTGTGAATGATTCATATGACACGATAAGAAATGATCCGATATTTAAGAAATATTTTGGTCATATAAAATATTTATTGGATGGTACGCCATATAAATTATATAATAAGATTCATATAAGAGATTGTGTATTAAATTCGTTTAATGGTATGAATTCAATGGAATATATAAATAAAGCATATAATGCGATAAGTGGTTGTAATATGTTATGTATTCAGGATAAGAGTGTAACTCGATCTGGAGAACTTACTGACTCTGATATTAAAGGGAAAAATATTAAACCTATATCTGGACTTCAAGATAAGAGTAATAAAGATGATATACAAATAGAAAATATAGAAAATATAAAAAATGATAAATCACATTTACCCTGGTTAATGACTAATATGGATAACGGTTTAACAAAATGTTTAGAGTCATCACACTATATTCAAAAATTTGCGAGACATTGTTTTCATACAAAATATTTAATAATTATACATACTTCTGAATTTAATTTACAAAGTTGTTTATTTCTCGCCGTAATATTAGTAAGATGTAATAATAGATTATGTAGAGAATTTTTGGACACACTACCAGTATCTATTAAACAAACAATAATGCAAAATGCAGGAATAAGTAGTTCAGATGAGTCGAAAACAGATGCCTCAAATAGTGATAAGTTATCATTATCTCAGAGGGTTAATATTTGGAAACAATTATTTAGTTTAAAATATGGTATTAATGTTAAAAAACTGGTTGACAAGTGTAATGAATTATGTTCTGACGATGAAAATAAAAATAGTGGATCATTTGGAGATGGAAATGCCGAGAAAGAGCGTGTAAAGAAGATGATAGGATATTTAGAGAAAATAAGTATAAATTTTTTTTTATTGAATATACATTCCCAATTAATAGAGTTAGTGGATAATGCGAGATTGATATATCCAACAAAAAAAATAAATTCATTACAAGATATATTAATATCAATGATGAGTGATGATAGTAAACAGGATAGTGATTTATTTTCAGGAAATATGTCAGATAAAGTAAAACAATATTTAGAGAATTTTTCGATATTTGAGAAGACAGTTAGAGAAAGAATATTAAATATGTCAGAAGGACAGCTCATTGTTAAAAAAGCTATATGGCAATATATTATGGATACTGTTAGTAATTCTAATCCAATCGCTACTCGTAAAATTTTGTGTTTAATTGGACCTCCCGGTGTTGGTAAAACTTATATTGCTATGTGTATCGCTCGTATTCTATTTTTTGAACCTGATAAAGAACCAACAGATGATGAAGTAAAAAATTTGGTATATATATTATCAATACCATCATTAACAGGTGAAAATACATTATTAGGTTCAAATGCGGTATATGTAGGAGCACAACCAGGTATATTGACAAAAGAAGTATTATTCGTTCAATCATTATTTAGAAAATTAATAGTTTTAGATGAAATAGATAAACCGTGTAAATATATTGAACAATTATTATCTGTAATTGACTACACACAAAATTCTAAAATTGTTGATAATTATTTTGAAATTGAAGTAGATATGAGAACAGTAGTATTAATTGCTACTGCAAACGATGCATCAAAAATAAATCCAATTTTAAAAGATCGTATGCAAATAATAAATGTGAGTGGTTATAGTACCTATACAAAAGCGACCATGGTTCAGAAACAGCTATTAAAAACATTATTAAAAGAAAGAGGTCTTGCTGAAAATTTAATAATAATGCCATTACCAATCCTCGAATATTTAATACATACCAGAACTAAAGAAGCTGGTGTCCGTAAATTGAAAAATTTAATATTAGAAATAATTAATACAGTTAATATCGCAATCGTAACCAATATTGGTAATCTCGCAAGTCATATTAATGATTTTAATGATAATACTTATATTTCGGACTCTGACGCATTTGAATGTAATTTTGATTCTAATAACAAATATTATGGATATAATAATAATAATATTGAAGAATTATATACAAAAATAACAAACCGTTATATGGCATATTTAAACAGTATCTCTAATCATAACCTTAATGCTATCTGTAATATTGTTTTAACTAAAACTGATATTGATATTATATTTTCTGATAAATTTAAATTAAAAAATGATCATATTAGAGATATAGTATGTTGGGAACCAGGTAAAATTATAGGTCTATATGCAACTACTATGGGTATTGGTGGTATTTTACCAATTACCCTCAAATTTAATAAATCTCTCGCTAAAAAAGGTATGTTAATTACGTTAGGAGCACAAAAAACTATGCAAGATTCTGCTATGATTAGTACCATCCTCACTTCTGATTATATGTCTAAATTAGATAATAATATATTTATTAATTATTTAGGTGTGTCTCAATCAGAATTTAATAATAGAATCCAAAATGTTATCAATAATTCAGCTATACATATTATTTTAGATTCAAGTATATCAAAAGATGGACCAAGTGCTGGTGGAGCGTTTATGATCTCTTATATTAGTAAATTATTAGGTCATACCCTAAGTAATCGCGTTGGATTAACTGGAGAAATCAGTAGTAATTTTAAAATTACGGCAATTGGCGGTATTAATATGAAAGTTAATGGTTCTATTGATGCTGGATGTAGAGCTGTTATCGCCCCACAACAAAATTATAGTGATATTATTAAAGAACTCGTTAGTGAAAACTCTATTGACGTTAAAAATGAATTCGCTAAAAGATGTGCATTCATTTATTATTCTGATTATGACCAATGCTTCATTCTACTTGTACGAACCAAACCTACTAATACCGTCAATAATAATTTATCCTCTTTTGATGTTAATATTGAAGAAGGTAATGCATCCTATCTTACTGATTTTAATATAGACGTTCCATCAATTTATAAAATAAAATTATCACATTTATCTTCACAATCAGATCTAATTAATCCAACATATGGACTCAATATTAAACTAATAAATGATATAACTCTTAAAGACGTTATGAATAGTCATTTCCTTATTATCGCTCTCGAAAATATTTATGATATTTACTATTTTATGGTTATGGCTAAACATATATATAATAAAGACTCCATCCATTCGGAACTCCATCATGAAGACTCCTTTTATAATTTATTAAATATAACCTCCGATCTTATTAATATCGATAAACCATTAGATGTCGTTTTTGATGGTAACAAAATTATTTCTGATAATAATAACTTCTATCCTAATAAAAAAGAAGATTCTAATCAAAATAAAAAAGATGAAGAAGATGATAATCATAATCATACTCATAACAATTATTATTAAAACTCTTTTAATATATGTAATGATAATTGGAAAACAAATGGATATGTTGATAATTGATTCATAAAATTATTAATACTGTTCCAATCTAACCCCTCCACTTTTATTAATTTATAAAATACATTTTCTATTTTTATATTTGATTTATTGATCATTGTACTAATATAATCATTGAAACCTTGAACTATATCCAAATCATTCGCTACAAATGATCCAATTCTTAAACATAAATATGTTGGATCTAATCCATATGAATCATAATTCTGTTTTGTTATACCATTCATATTAAATTTTAATTCTTGTAATAATGGAAATATTGTTATACTGTCATTATATTGATCCACATATTTCTTTTTTAAATAATCCGATATACTCGGTTTTAAATATATTATATATTCATTATAAGACTTTTCTTCATCCTCAATATTATTTACATATGCACTCATCTGATAGTTTATGCCATATATTTTATGTACTATGGATTTTATCACTTCTGGTAACATATATTTACCAAATACTAATAATAATGATTGATACCCATTATATGTTTCATCTGTTAAATAAATTTTATTTATATATCCAATAAATGTTAATCTTTTATATATAATCATTTTACCCAGATTTCTTAAACCTAAAATTTTCTCTTCTTTATTTAATAGATCTGTTTTTGTATTATCCATTTTTAATTGTTTGACTAAATCAGTCATTGTATAAAATACGGGTCTCTGTGTTATTTTTGTTTTTTTGGCTGAAACATCATCTATCCTATCATTATTCAAAATACTTTCTGTTTTAAAAAATTTATTTTGTATTTGTGAAGTTTCTGTTATTGTACTCCTATTTTGAGGAAACAAATTATAGACTGATGACGAATCTGTCTGTATAGTATATGTTGGTTGTTTATAATAAATAATATCATTGTTTAATATGTTACGTCTTCTATAATAATTATCAATTTTATTATCATATTTATATGAACCAATTAATTCTTCTGGACCATATAAATCAAATATTTTTTGTTGTATATCATTGATATTTGTTTCTGTCTTTGTACTGTTGTCAATTAATTTATTTAATTCTGTTGTAATATTCTCATTTTTCTGTGTTTGTAGAGAAGGCAAATCTGAAGTTTCATTATATTGAATATTATAATCGTTATTTACTGATTGAATTTTTTCCCGTTGGATAGATTTAACTTCTGTTGGCACTTTTATTACATCAAAATTTAATGTTGCAATCCCTCCTGTTACATTCATTTTATCTGATATAACATTATTTTCCGCATTTTGGAAAACTTTGTTACCCAAAATAGGGAGTATCTCCCCTACTGGAAGAGACTGTGACGTAATCATATCTAATATATTTTGTTTTGCATTTGTTAATTTAAATGTAGAAGGAATTGATTGTTCTTCACGTTGGATTTGTTTATTTTCACTTCCTATTTGGGTCTGTTTATTAGACCATTTTAATAAAACTATAAAACTTATTATAATCAATATAATAATTAATATGATGATAAATGGATTTATATTTTTGCTCATATGTTGGACTAATATTTTAATTTGAAAAAAATATAATTATTAATAATTATATTTTTTAAATTATATTTTTTTATTGTTTTATTTTTTTTGATGATAAAAAAAATTTAAATATTAAATAGATCATACAAATGATTATAATATAAATTAATAATTTATTATTATTATTATTATTAATATTATATATGTCAAGATTATCAGTATTTTTTTTAATAGAATAATGTGTTGGAAAATAATTATTATTAGATGTATTAGGACCTATATTACCGATTCTATCACTTACTTTAATATATGTTTCGATATGGTTATTAGAATAATATTCAATATCATTATCAAAATTAATTTTTTCTGAACTTAGAACAATGACGGTTGAACCTCCCAAAGAAAAATTACCAATAATTTCATTTTTATTATATAGATTACCAATAATAAGTTTATCTTGAATGGATCCGGAAATGAGAGCTCCGACAGCAACAACCCAGAAAAAGAACTCAACATTATCAATATTTTTACTTTTAAATTTATAAATACATCTATAATTTTCGGTGAGGACATTAATAGAAGAATTAATAAGTTGAGGTTGAACACTATAAAGATCTGAACCAACAATATTTTTTGAAACTAAAATACCAATATATGGCATATGAAAATGATGATAGTCTTGAACAGCTAATCTACATATAAATAATGATTTAATATTATTGTCTGGTAGCTCTTCTTTAATTAATGTATTAGTATTAAATTGTGTACCTTTGATCCACGTAGTGAATTGTGATTGGTCAATATTTTTAAACACCATTATACGTGATGAACAAGGAGATACAAAAGTAAAATCTTGTAAAATTGCTTTAGATTTAGATTCATCAGTTTTAAGTACTGATATTGGATTATGTAATAATTTACGAATAAAAAAATCATTGAATGAATTATAATTTGAATCAATATATTTATCCATATTAACATTATAAAATTTAATAAAATCATTAATAAGATGTTTAGATAGACTTGATTTTAAATAAAACCCTATAACATTAGTAAAAAATTTTCGTAGAGAGGATGAAATTGCACCATTATATGACAATACATTAATAAACCAATTATATTTTTTATTTTTAATTTCAGGAACAATTGTTTGAAGATCTCTATGGTATATATATGTTTGACTATCATCTAATTTATGTAGATTATTAAATTCTAATAATTGTAAATTAACATATTGTTTTTCTCTAATTTTAAGGTGTATAATATCGTCATTAATTTTTAATTTATAAACATTATTTTGGGGAATAATATAAAAAATAGTAATTTGATCATTATATAGATTTTTAAATTGTAAATAAATAAATTTTATTTTTTTATGAACAATAATATCATTAAATGTGACAACTAGATTAACATTATTAGTTTTATATAAATATTGGTCATAATTAAAATTATTACAATAAATAGACACAACATAATTATTAATTATATTATTTGTAAATAATTTTATATAAAAAAAGTTATAATCAATCATTAATAATATTTACAAAATATATTATTATTATTGTTTGACATATAATAATACACAAGAATTATTTTCAATTTCTGAAATATTATGATTAAAATTATCGAGTTGAGTTATACTACTATCATTACATAAAAACCATTTACCATTCTTTTTAATAAATGCCACATAATGACCACTGTTTAATGAATTCCCATAATGAACTATTATACCTGTTAAACTATAATTATGATTTATTTTTTTAGAATCTCCTGATTCACAAACATCTTTTAAACTAACTGGTGTTGATAATGTGAAGTTGTTTGCGATGGTTAGTTTTTTATTAATTTTTCGTAAGAAATTATCACCTCTACCGACTTTAATTACCAAATATGTTGGTAGATCAGTTAATACTGTTTGAATAAATAATTTTTGATTATTACAACTACATTCATAATTATAGTCAGGACAATTTTTTGGTTCTAATGCGCTTTCCAAAAAATCTTTGAAACCGATTGACTGTTCATTTCTTTCTATCAATGCTTGCGATATCAATAAACATTCTTGTTGGTCATCACATATTTTATATTTATTGTTACAATTATTTCCTTCACATCTGATTAATTGATTCATTAACACACGAACATCTTTCTTTTTCTCTGCCATAAAATCTATTATCTTATCTAAAAATAATTGTACTACTTCACAACTGTCTTGTTGTGTTCCTAATGGATATTTACGTTCCATACAAGATGCAATATATACATCTCTAAGAAAAGATGAATTTAAATTATTATTAGAATGATAATTAACATAAAATTGTTTAAATGTATTGAGTGTTGGATTGTTAGTGATTAATTGGTCACCAAAAATTGGTATCTGAAGCAATATTTGCATTGCCGAATTAAAATAACAAGAATTCCCAAAATTTTGTAAACCTTGTGGTATTTCACTTGGTATTGATGAATTTGGAGTAATTATGGACATTATATATATATAATATAGTTTATTTAAATATATAACCCAAATAATATTAATTTCAATATTTCTTTAAATAATAATCTAAATATACTATTATTACAATAATGGAGCTTAATAGTAAATATAGATGTTTATATAATTCGTTTAATTATTTGAATTATATTGATCCAAATTCTGGTTGCCCAATACCCCCCAAAATAGAGCATAAAGAATATATTGATAATAAATTTTCTCCATATGATCAACTATTAAAACAAAATAAAATATCAGAAACATGTCAAGATAATTTAAATTATTTAGACTCCTCAAATATATATGCTGATTTTGAATCTAACAACATCTCTATATTTATTCCAGATTATATAGATTCTTTTCCAAGGCTCAATAATAATAATAATGATGATGATATATTGCCGACATCAATTGATCTAACAACATATTTCCCAAAAATATATGATCAATCATTATATGGAATTACTAGTTCTTGTGCTATAGTTAGTGTAATATCTTTTTATCTAAAAAAATATTATGATATCGACCAATTACTATCTCCATTTCTTCTTGCATATCATCAATATTTATCAACAAAAAGTTGGGAATCAATCGACCTATACACCGGAATTAAGATTTCACATAGTTTAGGAATTTATTTATATGATGGTTGCGACGAATTAATTATCCAAAAAGAAAATATTAATAACAAAAATGACAATTATTCTTTGTTTGTTTCTATGGACCATACAACCAATAAAACTAATAGCATTCTAACCAATACAACAACTTTCGATATTGATCTTAACCAATATACAAATAATGATATGTTGATAAATTTAAACTTTACAACTAATATCGATAAACAACCCTCTAATATAAATCATAAATTAGAATATTTTTTGAGAATAAATTTTAATATAAATAATATTCGAAAATTATTAAACAATATGACACCAATATTATGTTCATTTAAAATATTACCAGAAGTACACAAATCTAACCATTGTATTGAAGAGGTTGATCCAAAATTTTATAATTATTTAAATAATATAGATTATTGGTGTGATGTAAATAAATATTATTTAACAAATAAAAATAATTATACATATTCAGTATCAGTTGTAATAGTGGGATATGATGAAACAAAAAAACAATTAAAAATAAGAGGATGTTGGGGTGATAATGTTGGTATTGATGGTTATTTTTATATTGATTATAAAATTATTGAACAATATAACAGTTTATTTTTTGATACATTTATTGTGGATATAAAACCATCATTAAATAGTAATTATTTGATTGGTCTCCCTTTAATAGATGAAGATATCAATCATAAACCAGGAAATAAGGTTTCAAGATTTCCAATAGAACTACCATATGATAAAAAAACGGAATATATATTAGAATTGGATACAAAATCTGATGATTCTTCTTCTAATTCTAAAGGTCCATTTAAAAAAGTGAAAAGTATGACAAATATATGTGAAACATTTATAAAAATAGAGACATTATATGAATTAGATAATTATAAAAAAGAAATATTATTAAAACAAATTGTTAAAGAACAATAAAACAACAATAATAAAAATATATAATATATAAATATTTATATATTAATAAAATATTTATATGTTATTAATATATATATACATATGTCGAATATTAAACAAAATTCATTATTCAATGTAAAAGATCAATATTCTTGGTCTAATTTAAATTGCAATTGTAATACTACATTTACTGAAGTTGGATTAAATGAAAATATTGTATTGTTACCTCCAATTACTAATATTGATTCATTAGTTGAAATTAATTTACCAACTGTCAGTAATAGTATTGTTGATAACGATGCAAATCCAGTTATTGGTGTTATTCGTAAACCTATGTCTGACCACGCTCCTGTTCTTCTTGCAAATAATGTTCCTTCTAATGCATCTTTTCAATTATTAGATGCATTTGGATCATTAACACAAAAAAATCTAACTGGAGACAAAGTTATACCATCTAATGGAGAACTAAAAGTGAATAATGCAATTACCGAAATAGTAAAAGAGGTATCAAAGAGTGAACAAGAAATAGCATCACCAGCAGTTGTAAAAGAGGTTCAAAAAGAACAAATTAATAAAGAAATTGTTAAATCGGTTCAAGAAGTTACTACAAAAGTAATGGAATCTGAATTAGGTAAACAAAATGTCGGAAAAGATGAATCCAAAAAGATTAGTGAAAATATTGCTGAATCGGTTGCAGAAAAGACAGAAGTTAAATTAAATGATCAACCAAGTGAAGTGAAACATTCGATTCAAGAAGTTGAAAATATTACCAAAAAATGTGTCGGTGAAACATTAAAAGAAATGGGTATGACTGAAGATGAATGTAATAAACATGCTGAAACCATATCTAAGGAAACAGTTGCTCTCGTTCAATCGAATATTGAAAATAAACCAATTTCTGAACAAAAAATTATTGCTGAAATTATCGCCATACGTCCTGAAGTAAGTAATGCTGTGAATGAAACATCTAAAGAAATCTCAAATGTTATTGAAAGTGGAAGTAAGATTTCAGTTAATAATGAAGATAATACAGTAAATGTTACAACAGAAAACAAAAATGTTATTAATAATAGCATCGCAAAAGTATTAGGAGAACATTTATCAAATATATTTACCGAAAATACATCTGAGGTTGAAAAAAAAGTAGAAAATAATGTTAATGGAACTATCGTAACACTTGATTTAAAAAATAATAATGTTTCAAGTGCTCTTCACGAATCTATTGGAGAACAACTCACAAATAATGTTGTTGAAAAATTTATTAATAAATTGCCTGAACGATTCTCCCAATTTAATACCAAATATGTTAATAAATCTAACCATATCAATGTTAGAGATTCTAATAACAAAAAAATTGATCTACATAATATGATCAAATCTAATATTGTTGAACAATTCTCCAATTTACAAACTAATAATATTTATAAAAATGTTAATAACTCTACTAAACGTATTATTGAAGCTATGGAAAATGTTAATAGTGCTAATCACATCGTTGAAGCTACCGCTGAAATTACACAAAATAGTACTAATAATAATAATATTAAAGTTGAAACATGTACTAAAAATTGTAATCTTAATAAACCAGAAACTGCCGAAGCAATTGCTTCTGTAGTTGCATCACGTCTTGCTCCAATTAATGTTACATCTGTAAGTGTAGAAACAAACCCCAAAAAAGAAAATAATGTGACAGTGTCTGCAATCGTGCCAAATAATGTTGATTCTAAACATGTTGCCAATATTATTGTTGACACTGTTAATAAAACATCTTCTGTTGTTAAATCAAATAATGGTGTTCAATCAAATGGCAAATCCTCCAATAAACCAGATTTTTTAACTATTATGATTGTCTCAAGTATTGTTCTATTTGTTGGATACCATCTTTATAAACGACTCTAATTATAATAATCTTTACTATTTATTAATAATATAATTATAAATATTAATATACCAATTATTAATATATATTTTAATCCTTCTTTCATCATATTTATTTTCGGTTCTTTATTTGGTATCGAAATATATAAATATATCAATTTATTCAATCTTATTATTTCTGGTATTGTATATTGATTTACCATATATTTATATTCTTCATATTTTGGATCTTTATCTTCTCTAATTATTTCTTCTAATTTATTGGACCAATCATTATATAATTTTAAATAGTCTTTTAATTCATTTCTCACACTGTTTAATATATCAGAATTTTCCATCCGATAATTCGATTTACTTCTCGATTTTTCATAATATTCTGTATCACGTCTTACTATCATAGCATTAAAAAAATCAACAAGATCATTTGTTATTTTATTTTTAGAATCATATGGGAGATATTTAATATTTCTTAATGATTTTTCATATAATGGATTTTGATCATATTTAAAATTATTATTTAAATCAATAGATGAAACATCAACGGTTGCATTATAACTCATTAAATATATATATATATATTATTTATATATTTAAAAATCAATTAAATATTTTGTACATTACAATGTATTATATGAATAAATTCATCAATTATTTTATTTATTTCATTTTTAACAAACATATTTTCATCATTGTTTGTTAGATTGAAATCATTCGTAATTTTTCTCATTGTTTTACATTTATTATATGCTCTTTTATAAAAATCTATAACTAGATATTTATTATTATATGTAATTACATCATCTAATAATGAATTATATTCTTTTAAAAATATATTAAAAGAAGACCATTCATTTTTATATATAGAATGTAGTTTATCGTCGTGTGATATTATATAAGTAATATTAAGTATTGAATTAATAGAATTATCGGAATCCATTATATATTATGTATTGATATTAATTTTTTTTATATAAAATATTATATTACTTAATATATATGTCAAAAAAATCAAAAACTAGTAAAACTAATAATGATATTCATATTGAGGGATTATCATTCGATGATCCTCTCGACTATATGGGCATTGATAATAATTTCTTAAATAATCAACAATATTCTGAAAAATACAAAATACTTGCTGAAGCATGGTCACAACTCCCATTATACCAAAATAAAGATAAATTAAAAGATATTTTTCATAGTATCATCAATAATCAGGTCACTATTATTGTTTCTGGAACTGGTTCTGGTAAGACTGTTATTATTCCCAAATTACTATTAAAATATTTTATGATCACAAATAAAAACAAAATAAATGATAATCCAGAGGATGCTGCAAGATATAATAGTAAAATTGTTATCACTAATCCTAAAATTTTAACTACTGTTTATAATGCTGATTATAGTGCTGCTACTCTTGACGTACCTATAGGTACATATGTTGGTTACAAATTTAGAGGATCTCCTGATAATGCTAGCGGTCCTGATGTTAAATTATTATATGCAACGGATGGTCTATTATTAGCCCAAATATATAGTGGTGATGTTTTATTATCAGAATATCAAGGTGTTATTATTGATGAGGCACATGAACGAGGCATTAATATTGATCTTTTATTATATTTCTTTAAACACGTTGTACGTAATAGACCAGAATTTAAAGTTATTATAATGAGTGCTACTATTGATGTAGAAATATTTAGAAAATTTTATGAAGATGATGGTATAACATATGGACATGTGGAGATAAGTGGTAAATCGAATTATCCGATAATGAGTATATATATGCAACCAAATGATAAAATCAATTTATATAATTATTTATCTGTTGGCATCAGTATTATTCTAAAATTATTAGAAGAAAATAAAGAAGGAGATATTTTAATGTTTGTACCATCTGTTAGTGATCTTGAAAAGGGATGTAATGATTTAAGAACAGCATGTCCAAATAAAATAAAAGTGGGTGATATATGTGATTCATATTATTGTGCGGAAATCAGTTCTGGGACTAATGAAGAAAATAAAGAACTCGCAATTAGTAAAGATAAATATAAATTGATTAGTCCTAAATTTAACCGTAAAATTGTTTTCGCTACCAATGTTGCTGAATCTTCAATTACATTGGATGGTATCGTGTATGTTATTGATTCTGGTCTTGAAAATAGATTCGAATTTAATTTCGAAAAATATGCTCAAACCAATCAAAAAACTTTCACTACTCAAGCTCAAATTAAACAACGTATGGGAAGAGCTGGTAGAACTCAACCTGGAACTTGTTATCATCTTTATACTGAACAACAATTTAATGGATTTGAAAAATACCCAAAACCATCTATAGCAACAGCAAATTTGAATGCGGAATTTATATCATTTATGAAAAACCAAAAATTTTTAACAAATACGATTGATTTATGTCAACATTTAATTACACCATTAACTCCTCAACAACTGATTTCCGCTATTAAATTCTCACATTTTAATAGACTATTTAAAATCGTTAAACTTAATACACAAAATGGGGGCAACTCTGACTCTGACTCTGTTTCCGACTCTGACTCCACTTTCTCTCTATCCAAAGAAGACAATTCTGATGAAGATTCTTTAGATGTAAGTGCAAGTTTAACATTTAAAATGATTCCATATGAAAAATTTAATAAATATGATTCATTATCCTCTTATCAAGGTAGTTTAACAAGATTGGGTAATATTATCAATCAATTACAAGGTTATCCAATAGAATTAGGTTTGTTATGTTTTTATGGAAAATTATTGAGTCTACCAATGGTCTATTCGTTGGTCGCTATTTTAACTACAAGTAATTATAATGTTAATTCTTTGATAAGAATACCAAATAATCTCAAATCACACGAAAAAAATACTTTTATTACTGAAAATTTTCCAAATGCTCTATCTGATAATTATTCAGAACATCTATTCTTTTATTCATTGCTTACAAATTATTATGAACTTGGTAACAATCTTGAATTACTTAATCTACCAGTTTTTGAAAAAGTTGCAGAAATACAAAACATTTTCTCTAAAAAATTAGATAGAATTAATTATGACGATTATGTTGCTATTAATAAAAAATATGAACTTATACCATCTGATATTAATATTGATGATCTCGAACTTATGGAAAAATTATATTTCGCCATCTTCTTATCCTATCGATTTAATACTATACGATTAATTGACACATCTGTTAAACCATTATATAAAACACAGTTTTTTAATGATAATTCATCTGTTACTCCATCGTTTAATTTCGGTAAACAACTTACTAATGAAGATGCTAATAATTATTCTTGGGGTATATGCTCTGGTATCTCATTAAGTGACAAATATACAAATGTTAATGGATGCACTCTTATTCCTAACAAATATAGTGAAAAATTTATAAAATATTATATGTAGATATTATAATGAACACTATTATCTCATATTTTATTGTCGCCATTTTTTATATTTTTTTATCGTTACAACCAGACAAATATTATAAAAATTTATATAATACTAAATGTTGCCATTATCTACACGATTTATCATTCTCTGAACACGACACTTTTAATGTTAATAAACATATATTAATTCCTTTTATATTCCTATTCCCTACCATCCTCTTTCTCTCCAATCAAATCCCTAACTTTTTTAAACTATTGTTACCATTATTTATTGCCGATATTATTGTTCATTTATTTAAAACTTTTATTAATAAACCACGACCTGATATTATACAACGTATCGACTATTTATATAATAAAATCTATTTCAATAATTCACAAAATAATGTATCTATTAATCATAAAATTAATGCTATCAAAAATAGTAAATATCAATCTGAATTGTTAGATGGATATAAATCATTCATTTCTGGACATACTTCATATGTTTTTTCAGTATTATTTATTATTGGTTATGTTATTTTCTTTAATAATTCAAGAGCAATGTATCCAATAAATCACTATTTATTATTAATAATTTTTATTGTGTATTTTATGTATGCTATATTATGTTGTGAATCAAGATTATCTGATAATAAACATCATCATATTGATATCATAGCTGGGATATTAAATGGTTTAATTATACCGTTTATTGTTTTACTATAAACATAGTTATTTTTTTCTACATATTATATATATAATTTAATATGTATTCGTCTTTTGGCTCTTACACTATTTGTAAGAATATTGAACATTTTGGTAATGATGGAATTACCGAAACCAAACATAATAATACATTATCAGAAGATGATTTAACTAAAAAATATATTTTTTTTAATAAATGGACTCATATTACAAATGTACCATTGATTTTTTACAATATGTCAATGCATTCTGGTATTATTTGTGCAATAACTGCTCGTAATGAACTATATTATGCTGATCAATATATATTTTCTAATCCTAATTGGACTAAAATTGATGGATCTTTCTCTCACGTTTATACTATTAATAAAAAATTATATGTTGTTAAAACTGATAATAAATTATATTTTTCTCCAACTTACCAAGTACCAACTTGGACTGATCTAAAATTAGATAATGTTATTAATATAATTGTTAATGGCAATATTTTATTCGCTAAAACTAATGATCTTAATCTGAATTATGCAACTGATTCTATTGAAACAATACCCAATTGGAAGACCATTCCTGGTAAATATTTTTTTCTCGATATTAGTTTTATGAACAATACTTTATATGGACTTATTATGAATGGCTCTAATCAATCTTCAATAGTTTATATTTCATTCCCTGATTTTATGAATGGTCTTGAATGGACCAAAAGTTCGATTGATTTACCGATGGATTCATTCAAAGATAATAGTCCATATACTAAATTATTTTGTTATAATGATATGTTTTTTATAACTGATTATAGATCGTCAAATGTATTGATTAATAATATTTGGCATAAATTACCTTTTATTTTTATGCATATTACTGGACACAACAATGGATTTTATATGTCAACAACAGATAAAGTATTTGCAATTGGAACAGATCCGATCCTTACAGATAACCAAAAAATGGCCCTCGTCGATAAATATAATGCTGCAAAACCGTATCTAAATAATTTTAAAAATAGTTTAATTAAATTTCTTGCAACACCTGGAACAATAAAAAATTTATTAATTGGTGGAGGTGTTCTATTTGTTATGTTTGTTATTATATTTATTTTATTTATTATTTTGGTCAAAAAATAAATCATTTATAATTTTTATATTTAATATTTTCTTTGTATTATATATAATTAAATATGTATTCTGCTTTTGGAACATATCATAACAAAAGAAACAATCAAAATAATGTATATCAATCATTAGACCAAGATATAAAAAATTTAACAAATCATTCTTTTAATAAAGAGCATTTTACTAATTTTGATAATAAAAACCAATATATACAATCCAATAAACGGTTTAACAATAAAATTTTTGAACATTTTAATGCTGTTAGTGGTAGTATACAAAGTATTATTGGTGTCGGAACAGATAAAAATTTATATATTAAAGATGGTTTAACCAAACCATGGGTCAAAGTTCCAAATTCTGGTGACGTTAAAAGTGTTTTTCAATTAAATGATTACACTTTTGTTGGTGTTGGTATGGATAATAAATTATGGACTCGATCTGATATTAATGCTAACTGGAATCAAGTACCTAATTCGGGTGATGTAATTCATATTATACAGTTGAAAGACAACACTTTTCTTGGTATCGGAACTAATTTATTTTTATATACTAAAGCAACTTTAACTGCTCCATGGGTCCAGATTCCTAATTCTTGTTGTGTAACTAATATTATACAATTAAATGATAGATCGTTTGTTGGTATTGGAACTGATAAAAAATTATGGACTAAAGCTACTCTGACTTCTGGATGGTCACAAGTTCCTAACTCTGGTGATGTTATTAGTATTGTACAATTACCTGATAATACATTCGTTGGTATCGGTACTGATAATTTTTTATGGACTAAAGCATCTCTCACTGCTCCTTGGAGTCAAATTCCTGCTTCTTGTTGTGTTACCAATATTACAAATATCTCTAAACGACCAGAATCTACACAAACTGTATCCGCTTCTGCTTCTGCTTCTGCTTCAACAGTTCCACTTGTCACTTTCTATAGTGGTTATAATTATTCCGGTGTTGCTAACAGTTTAGATGTTGGTGAATATTCATATGCTAAAATGTTAGCTAGTCGTATTGCTAATGATAGTATTAGCTCTATCAAAATACCTAATGGATATACTGTTATTGTTTATCAAGATGATATTGGTAGTTTATCAACAACATTAACATCAGATGTTCCAGATTTACGTACTGTAACAGTTAATGGGCGATCATTTGATAAACTTATATCTGCATTTAAAATATCCGGATCACCTACCAGTCCAAATGTTAGTGTATCCAGTCAAGTTGCTACTCCATCAAATCCAAATCCAAATACAAGTGTTGGTGTAGCTAGTCAAGTTGCAACTCCATCTAATCCAAATACAAATGTTAGTGTATCCAGTCAAGTTGCTACTCCATCAAATCCAAATCCAAATACAAATGTTAGTGTATCCAGTCAAGTTGCAACTCCATCAAATACAACTACAAGTGTTGGTGTAGCTAGTCAAGTTGCAACTCCATCAAATACAAATCCAAATGTTGGTGTAGCTAGTCAAGTTGCAACTCCATCAAATACAAATCCAAATGTTGATGTAGCTAGACAAGTTGTGGATGTGTCAAGTCCAATAGGAGTACCGATAGGATCATCACCAGTAAATTATAATGCATCACCATATGGTTCGAGTAAAATATCTCAAAATTTTTATACACAATCTAAGGTATTATTTGGAACAAATAATTATTATCCAGTTGGTATGAATATAGATGGATCTGTATTTACAAATGGAAATATTTTAGTAAAAGGAGATAATGTAGTGTCGGGCAATGGTCGTATTAATTCGTTTCAGATAGATAATCAATTATGTATAGATGATGTGTGTATAGATCGTGTATTGCTATCGAATATGATAGCAAATACAGGAAAACCATTGCCTCGAAATTTTACAGTATTTCGATAAACGAGAAAATAAAAATATAAAATAATAATATTAATAAATTATTTTATATTAAAGTTTTATTTAATCCTCAAATCTTATGATTGTACATTATTAAAGATATCCATATTATTTTTAACAATTGTTTTTAATGTATCACATAATGTTGGAATATTTGATTTAATAAGATCAATCTGTTTTGAATAATTTACATCATCAATATAAAAATCAATTAATTGATATAATTGTTCAATATTAGATAGATCATCATTAATAACATCACAAAATACGACAATATTATCGTATAATAGTTTATTATCATTTTCACCATTAGATGGTTTTTCAGAAATAACTAATTTATTATATTGTAAAATTTCATTAATACGGCATGTTTCGAGACCAGTATTATCATAATAATGTAAATTAATAATAATTTTTGATTCATTAATTAATTGATCGCGGTCAGATTCAAACACATCATATGCGATTTTTATATTATATTTTTCACTTAATAAACTTAATATATTATTTCTTCTGTCATTACAAGTTCCATAAAATAATATATCATATTTAATATCTGATGGGAAAATATCATTAGATTGTGATATACAAAATGGCATTGGCATATAGTTTATTTTATTATTTAAGTGTTCATATTTTAATTTGTTTTTAGTTGAATATTCCCATATATATTTACTATTTTTTATCATATTAGTATATTCATCATTGAACCAATTTGAGTCTGGATTTTCTATCTGATATAATATATATGTTTTAGGTAATAAATCTATATTTGATGGATAACCAATTATAATATATAAATCATCTGATAAAGGGTCATATTTATTCAAACTATATTTAATATCGACTGTATAATTTAGATTGGTTAATATTTTGTCCATATATGTTGCGATACTTTTAATGCGTATTGGAACAATTATTATTATTTTTTTTAATAAATCTTTATTTTTTATTATAGGTTCGACTGATTTGCATCCAGTAATAATATCATTTATTTCTTTTTGATATTTTTTTTTAATGAAAATACCATCATTTTTTGAAAATATTTTAGGATGTACAAGTGGTCCTAATTCGTTTTTAAAATATCCGTATGTATTAAATCCAATACATTTGTCGTTGTTTAACGCTTCAATTTTCATATCTTCAATTATTGATAAATTCAAACATATATCTTTACCAATTATATCTAATCCTTTGTATATAACAAAATCATCATCTTTATATGATTCTAAATAATCATTATCATCTGTTTGGTTAATAGTAATAGTATTAATAAGTGGTTGTGTGGAAATTGAAGTGGAATTATTAATTTTTTTAACATATAGTCCGTCATTATTATAATATCTGTTTTGAAGATTAATAAAAGAAGATTCATTTTTTATATTAAATTTAAGATAACCATATGTATTAAATCCCAAACAATTTTCATCAGTATCGGCCAGAATTTTTAGTTCTTCAATAGTTTTGTTAGCGACATATGATATATCATCACCCATACTGTCTTTATTAGGATAAAAATCATAATCATCAAAAGATAAATTATTTTGTTTAAGATTATTGGCAATATTAGGGTTATTAAGATTAAATTGTGATACATTATTGAGTTCATAAGCGTTTTGGTTATTATTACTTTTGTCCCAAGGTTGTTTTCCAATATGAATACAAGAAAATGAATCATAAAATACAGATATATAATTTTTAGAATAATAAATATCTGCATATTTTCTTTCAAAGAATCCTTCACTTGGATAAGGACCAAGATCTTTATAAATCGCTGTTGACATAACTGACGGTTGTAGAGAATAATGGGGCCAATATATACAAGTACCTCCTTTATATTTGGCGATTGTTTTATTATATACATCTGAACCAGCTGGATAATGTTCATGAATACGATAAACAATATTGTTATTAGTTTTAGCGAGATAACCACCGAGAACTGGTCTGTCCGGAACAATTGTGTAATTTTTATTAAATAATACTTGTGCTATTTTTTTGTTTTTTATATCTTGATCTGATGGTATTTCATCCATTGGATTGATTTCATTGCGAATTAATATTTCAATAGCTGGTTTAATATAATTTTTCTTTACAAAAAACTTCCAATCATCTTCCATATGTAATATATATGGAGATGTTACCAGTGAACGTATCATATTCATACTTACAGCATGACCTTTTTGTTCTGGTGTTTTTAAAATGAATTCACAAAATGGATATAATTCTTTCATTTTATTTCTATCATCTGGAGAAGAATTATCGTCAACAACTAACCATCTATCAATATTTAAAACATCTGCACAACAATTAATAAAAGAATTCATTGTTTTCTCAAAAAGATCAAATCGTTTACAAGTTGTAACTGTGAAGGTTACATTATTTTTTTTATTTGTTTGAAGATATTTTGAGATTATATCAACTCTATTTTTATCATAATTAATATATTCATTCTCTATATTATTTACTAATGACATCTTTAATGCTTCAAATCTTGGCCACTCTTTCACATACAACGAATGATATTTATCTGCTAAATCATATGCTTCTTTATATTTACCAAATTTTGATAACGCAATAATATAAACATATTTTGCTCTCCATTCATATATATCCCTATGTAAAAATAAAATCTGATTACTTGGATATGGTATTCTTATTGCTTTACTCAAATAATAACAAGCTCTTTCATAATTATTAATAGACAAATAATATTCACTTAAATCAAATAATGGTTCCACTCTACTCGGTAAATACGTATGTGCCTTTAAAAATGCTTTAACTATTTCTTTTTCACTTCTCTTTAATCTTACTAAACAATGTGCAATTTTATTATATGTAAAATACATTTCTTCATACCACCCTTTGAATTCTAAACGTTTCTCATAATATTTCATACTATTTTCATAATCGTGACAATCAAAATAACTCTGACCTGCATAAAAACAATATCTCTCTGTTAATGGATCATTCGGATGTTTCATTATATGATCTGATAATAATTTCGCATCTCTCTCGTATTTATCACTTACTTTATTTCTTGCTCCCAATCTTCTTGAATCTATATAATAATTTCCCTCTATTTTCCCTTGTTTAACATCCTTTTTATTGCTACATACTGGAAACTCATGCAATATACCTCTATATTCCCATTTTAATTCACGGTTTTTAAATACCTGCCCTCTGTCATATGTAAAATCTAATCCATATTTTAAACTATATAAATCATCCTCCATCTTTTCCGGAAATTTAAAATCTCCCACAACTATATCATCCGCATCTATTACCCATATGTAATCCGATTTATTATAACACGCCTCTAATGCTTTACTACGATTATATCCAAAATCACGCCATTTATGACTAACTAATTCACCATCTATTCCAGCTTCTTTGAAAAAATTCTTGATTAATTCTTGAGTGCCATCAGTTGAACCTGTGTCTGATATTACCCAATAATCAATATATTTCTTAATGTTATTTAATGTCTCCAATATAATATGTGCCTCATCCTTCACTATCATATTTAAACATATTTTCTTTTTATTGCCTATTTGACTCATATATATCTATATCTATATTTATAACATTATTTTAACTCATTTTATTAAAAAAATTGATTTTTACAATCATAATATTTAATATTATTATATATACATTTATATATTATTTAATGAATAACTATGATTATAATTCTTATGATGATAGATGTAGTATTATAAATGAGATGCAATTATTATTAGAATCATATGGTATGGCCAATATTTCTATTATACCACCATCTAACATAAAAAATAATGACAATAATGACGATATATCTGATAATAGTGCTATGAATGACGTCGGTATTATTGATGATAATAGTGTTATGAATGACGACAATATTATTGATGATAATAGTGTTATGAATGACGACAATATTATTTATGATAATATTACTATTAATGACGACAATATTATTGATGATAATATTGCTATGAATGATGACAATATTATTGATGATAATAGTGCTATAAAGGATAGTGCTAGTTTGGATGCGAAACGGAAACAATATAACGAGTTTATAAATATGTATGATAGAGATAAGATCGATAAATATATAGATAAGGATTATTTATTAAAAATAAACAGACCATTAAAATGGAATAATAGATTAATGATAATAAATAAAAAAAAAGAACAATATACGAGTATGTTAGAGATGACAAAAAAAATAGAGAATGATATAAATATGTTTATAGATAATATGTATATAAAAAAAATAAACAGGAATATAATTTATAAAAATTAGTTTCTAAAATTTCTTCTCTGCGTAAGAGTTGATATGAGTGCGTCGTATATAGTATAATTATCGATCAATGCATCAGTTTTAGCAAGTTCATTAAAAACAATATTATTAAAATTATCGACACAGTTTTGAAAGTTAATTAATATATTTTTTTGAAGTAGTGTTATATCATCAGATAACATAATAAATAATTTAATACTAAACATATTAGTTCTTGAAATATTGTTTGTTGTGATATATTGATATTTTTTTTTATAATCAATAAATTTATCAAAATAAAATTTTTTTATTTTTGCATTATCAGAGTCTGTATCATTGTAGTTAATAAGTGATACTACATCCCATATATTGATTAGGAAATCGGTTTTACGGTTACACATGTAGCAACTATAATTCCATTTGATTAGTTTTTGTATCATTGAATTTTTGTCTGTTTTTTTGAATTCCATAATAATATCTTGTTCTGATGAAATATTTGTATTCTTTAATTTGAAATCTATCGGATTTTTATTAAGATCATCATTCATATCAAATAATTTATGTTGTATTTTTGGTTCTTCATTTACATTATCAAAATAATTCGAAATAACAGTAGGTAAAATACTTCTTTTATATTTAGTAACATATTGTTCAAAAGATTTTATTTTATTTGTTAGTTCAATATATATCATTGTTAGATTATTTATATATATAAACAATAAATGTTTAGTTCGTGTATCTTGACTAATATTAATAAAAATATTATTTAGATCTAGCCAAGTAATTTTTATAATGCCATCAATATTTTTATATTTATTTTTGAAATCAATCATTCTAATATTTTCGTCATTGATTAGTTTTACTACAGAAGCCAATTTAATATTATGGTTCCATTCTGAATTATTTTGTGTCATATCATCTGGATTTGTATCAAAATAATTATTAATTTGATAAATAGGTAATGAATTAACGATTGATTTAATACAAAATTGCATAATCACATCGTCATCACTGTTAATGTTAGCAAATAATGGATTTTTCAAAATAATATTTTTTAGTTTTATTGAAAAATATTCAGTCATGTTTGATATTAATCTAGACAAATTTAATTTATAATTGTAGGAGGGTCGATTTTCATTAATTTGTTTAAGATAACATTCCCGTATATTGTAATTAATTTGTGTAAGAATACATACCTGTATATTGTTATTAAGTTCATTCCATATTTTGTCAAGATAAATTATTGTATCAGTTAAATAATCACTTAAATTTAAAAAAAACAAATATGTATTTAAATGTGTAAAATTATCAAATGGATCTACTTTATCATCAGTATCGTTATTCAATAATATTAATTTTATTTTAAAATCTTGATGTCTTATACAAAATATTCTTGGATGAATAATATTATCATTTTCTGGTAAAAGATCTTGTAGACCATTATCAATTATATTATGGTTATTCACATAAAAAATTTCTAAATTTTGATTGTTTAAAAAAACATCATTTTGAATATTTGTCTTCAAAAAATTAAATATTGTTTTCCTCGTGTTGTCAAAACTTAATGATTTTAGACTTTTTGTATATATTTCTCTTGAACTGCTATCAACTCGTTTTGTAATAGTATTATATACTATATATTTTTCACAAGTTCTATGAACATCTAATGGTTGCTCAATTTCATTAATTTGTAACATATTTATTGATTTATATATTATTGTATATTGATATATAAATAATAAAAATATCAATTTTTTATGTAATAATATTATTTATATATGATATAACATCTCTAAAATTTTTAGTTTTAAGTAATTGATATATTAGATTTATGATATTATTTGAATCGGAACTATTTAATATTTTTACACAATGACGTTTAATTAAGAGTTTGTTAGATTGTAAATAAGCATCATCTTCCTGTGGTATATATGAAATTAATTTTTTATTTAAACAAAATTTTTTATGATTTAATTTAGTATCAATATATATGCGCGTCAATGTTTCCAATATAATTTTTATTTCATTTTGGATTTTTAGTTTAATACCATCTTTTTTCATAATGATATCAAATAAAATATCATATGGATTACCATAATATTTAAAAATTATATCATTGTATTCGTCAATATCATATCTATTGGATACTTTTACATTACTAATAATATTAGAAAAATCGAAATCCATAACATCGTCAATATTATATTTGATGGGCGTATTATTTTGGATGATTTCTTTTGGGAACAATATATTTTTTAATAACTTAATATTATTAAAATCTAACATATAGTCCAATAATTTAACATTATCAGAACATAAATTATTAATTTTTTTATGATAATTAATAATTTGTTCATTCATTTCATCTTTTACAATATATTCATTAACTGACATTTGTGTTATAAAAATAATTTGTTGTTGATTAGATCGTGATTTTTTAGTCAATGGTGTTTCGTTGTTTTGTGTAACAAACTTATAAATTTTTGTCATAATAAAATAGTCTGATAGTTCACTAACTACTATTTTCTTATGGGTTGTATTATTAATAAAATTAATATTTGAATCTTTAATAAGATGGTATGTATTTAAATTTGTTATGATGGAACCATTTTTTGAAAATAATTCTAAAAATCCATATTTATCATTATTTAAATACATATTAAAATCGTTACATTTATTACAATCGTTTGGACAAAGTTGATCTTTGTTATGTGGCACTAATATTTCATTATTTATTTTTTTGTTATTAAATTTAAAACCACGATTAAGTAATTTATCATACTTTAAATCTGGTTGATAATTTAAAAATCCATAAATACCATCTTCCCAATCATTATTAATTAGAATATCTTCAACATCATTAATATTAACAATAAAATCTTTATTATAAAATGGATCAAGAGATGTGACGTCGATATGTTTAGATCCATTTTCTTGTATAATATGATCAAATTGATTATTATTAAATAATAATGTTTCAATTAAAAATTTGTCATTTAATAGTTTATTCATATTTATTTTTAATTACTAATATAATATATTTATTTATATATTATAAAAAGTAACGCTAATTTTATTTTTTAGATGGTTCTTCTTTATAAGAAATATTGTATTGATTTAATAATTGTTTTAAATGTGACTCATCTATGCATGTATCACCAATACATAATTTATTCGATACATTTAGATTATCCATTATATTAACATTGCGAAAATAACTATTACATGATGGTGATTTACAATCTGATGTTCTATTACCTATTATTAATAATGATTTTTTTTGGTCATCATTTAATATTGAAGAATATAAATTATTAGATTCAACATTAATATTTTTGTCAAGAAATAATTTATTAGTTTGTAAATTTTTGGCATCAATATCGTCACCAGAAATATTTTTTGATATCATTGATTTACCATATATTAAATTACCAGTTAATAGTTCTGATGATATTATATTTTTTCCACTTATTGCTTCACTACTTATAATATCACCACTAATATTTAAATGTTTGGTAACATTAAGATTACCATTTAAAAATGTATTTTTTTTAATAAATAGATCGTCTGATATATTAATAGAACCATTAATATTAACATTGTCATACATATTGATTATTTTTGCGGAAGGTTTTTGATATCCATGGATGTCTAATGATTCGGTTAATACATTATTAATTAATTGAGGACCACTATAATATGTATTTTGTTCGATTATTGGTGCTTCAACTCCAAATACTTGTTTATTTTTAAATGGTTTAATAATATTACTTATTTTAATGTCACCAATTATAGCATAATTATAAATTGGATTATTAGAATCAATAGAAGCATATGAACCATTAATATTATAAAAAGGATTATTCATTTATTTTGTTATAATTATATAAAACAAAATAATGCATAAAAACATATATATATATATTTATTCTTTTAATGAAATTTAATTATCGACTTTCATTATAAATGCTAATGCATAAAATGATGGTGTTATATCTATTGGTATTCCTGAACCAGTATCATTTGTTACACCACTTATGGTTCCTGGACTTGTTAAACGATCTCCAGAACAATCACCTCTTTTCCAACAATTACTTGCTGATGTTAAAGAGTTGCCACTCAATGTCACACTATGATGATGTGCTGGTAAATTGCTAATCTGTAATGTTACCATTGTATTACCTCCTGTTTTTCCTATATCATTTTTATTTCCCATACCATAATCTGAACCTGAACCCATAATAAAACGACTTCTTAGATCTGGTGTTTTGTTTTTACCATCACATAATAACCATCCTTTGGGTATATTATTTATTGCACCAGACCACATTACTATTATACCGGTTGGAATAAATGATGAGTTTCCCGTTGTTAGACGACCAGTGATATTGACATCCCCATTTACTGATAAATTTTTTTCCATTTTAGTTATTCCATTTACATACAAATCATTCATTGATATATTTCCTGGTGTTTTTATATTTCCATCTATTGTTGTATCCCCTCTAATATAATTTGTTTTATCTATTTCTGATGGTAATAATGTGTTATCCATTTTTGGATTATGGATTGACTGTCCACCTGGTATAATTATTGGTTTAGTAGATGTTAAACCTCTTAAATTACTATATCCATTAACTTCTAACATATTAGAGGAAGATTTACCGGTAATATCGAGAGATGTTGCCGTAACATTACCAAAAGATTTAATATTTTTATTGATGGTTGCATTACCAAATAAAACCATATCACCGTCTACATTTGTATCACCACTTATAAAATTATATCCATTATTATTTGGGAATTGTGTAGGTAAAATATTAATTGGAATTTCTGTTATTACATTACGATTGCTAATATTTTTACCACCCATAAATGTGCCACTACCTTTTGTCTCCAGATTATTGTTTATTATATTGTTCCCTAATATATTTAAATTTCCATATAATAATGTATCACCTCCTATATTATTTATTCCCATATCATTTGGCATCTGTGTTTTATTATTTAATGGATTATATATTGAATTACCTCCTTTAAAATTTAATCCACTATCTATTTCAATAGTTTTTTGTTCATTGAATATTCTTAATCCATTATTAGATGTAAATATATTATTATTCCAAGTAAATCCCTTACCTTCCGCATTAATAACTGATACTTTATCTGTGTTTTTTAAAATAGTTTCATTATTATTTATACTTAGATTACCAACCTCAATATTATTATTCGCGGATGATAATTTCATCGTTCCATTCGCATGTATCCACGCATTATTATTCGAATATCCTAATTTTAAATTACGTTTTTTATCACTCCCTATCACTATATGACGACCTTTATCTATCTCATTTGGTGGAGCCGTTATTTGAATATTATATATATACTTTGTTGATCTTGGATCCCTTATCATACTAATAATATTATATATATAATAAATTTTTTATTATAATTAAGATCTTTTTTTTAGTCTACTTAATGCATTATTTAATGTTCCTAAATCTAATACAAATGGAGCTGTATCTTGCACTGAACCACTCGATGTTAATGTATTTGATACTATATTTATATTATTTAATGTTAATGATCTTGTATTATTTAATCCAGATGATGGACCACCTAATGGTAATTGACCACCTAATGGTAATTGACCACCAAATGGTAATGGTAATGGAGGAGCTATTGGAGGTCCTCCTAATGGTAATGGAGGAGCTATTGGAGGTCTACCGAATGTTTGAACTATCTGAGAGCTATTATTAAAATTGGAATAACTAATAATATTATCTGCATCTATTAAATCATTATTGTAATATGATGGAAAATATTTAATCTGTACAATATTAAAATTACAACCACATGTATTTGTATCATTATCATACCATATATCTGTAAATTCAATTAAAAATTTATACATACTATTTGTTTGATCCATTTTATCTATTTCTATTTTTTTGCCTATATTGTTAAATGACGTTACATCCTTTGATACTTTTAATGTTATCATTGTTATATTATATTTATCATCATCCAAAAATAAATCACCATTATTATTGATCTCGGATAATACACTTTTAAAATTACAATCATCACCAAATACACGTCTAACTTCACTATATGCCATATTTTCGAAATGTGTTATCATATTAAAAAAGAATAAATTAATACCAGTCAATGGTTCCAATGATATCTTTATTGTTTGATATTTTAATGACGACCAATTTATATTTAATTCAAATTGAGGCGTTACAAATACTACTTTTTTTAATATTATATTTTTTTTAAGCTCGCCTAAAGGTTCATTACAACCAGTTGATAGTAACTTTGTTTTATATATATTTTTTTTTTCATTATCAGAGGATGAAACAAATAACTTATTATTTTTTAATATTTTTATTGGGTTTGTAAATATATATTCCATCTTTTTGTAATTATTTATATTAACAATCTCCATTTACTTAATATTATATTAAATAAATATATCATTAAATTATATTATTATTTATTTTATTATGCTCTTTTAATTTATTGTATTTACATATTTTTCTATAAATAAATAACCTCCACCAATTAAAAATATTAATACTATTGTATTAATTGTTATGTTTAATATAACAATATGTGTTTTCTTGTTTTTATCATCTGTTTTAAAATAATTATTTACTGTTTTTCCTATATATATGTATATTAATATTATCACTATTATTGTTATCCATTCTAATAAATCTTTATTCATTTTATCTACTATATTGTTATAAAAAAATTATTGTTTTAATTGTTTTGATTGTTTTCTTTAATCTCTCTCTTCATCATCATCATTATTCAAATTATTCAAATTATTCAAATTATTCAAATTATTCAAATTATCATCATTACTATCATCACTATCATCACTATCGTCACTATCATCATCTACAATTATAGGATTACGATTACGATTACGATTATTATCACTATCACTATCACTATCATCTTCATCTTCAAATACATCATTATTATTAATTTGTTGTTGGATAATAGTTGGTGCCTCTGCTACTTGTTGGCGGGGACTAGGTGGTTGCGGGGGACTAGGTGGTTGCGGGGGAACAGTTGGAACATCAGTACGTCTCCGAACAACACGTCGAATAGGGTGTTGATTATTAGTTTGTTCTGATTCTGGTTCTGGATTAACATTAGAATTAACATTATGTTTTTGAGCTTCCCATCGCTGGTTATCAAGAGGACACGTTTTTTTATTTCGTAACCATGTTGTTATACAATGTGTATGATATCCATGATTACAAATACCAACAGATGTATTACATTCAGATTTATTAGATGGAGTTTCATTAATACATTCCAAACATTTTTCATTTAATTGGTTTCTACAAATAGGACAACAGTCATTATGAATATTAAGAGATGAAGCTGATATTAATGAGATGCTATCAATAGTAAAACGAGGCATAATATATATAATTGTATTTATATGTATATATTAATCAAATAAAATTAATATCAATTTTTTAATATGGCGGCCTATCCTAAGTAATTATATGTGATGTTTAATATCACATATAATTACTTAGGATAGGCCGCCATATTAAAAAATTGATATAAAAAATGTTAAATTTAAAGAATTAAATAATATTTCATATAATGGAAAATAAAGTGTTACCTAACATAAAAAAATCAAATTATTCGTCTTCAATATGGGTTGAAAAATATAGACCAACAAATATCGATAATATAATAAAACAAGATGAGATTAAACAATTTTTACAGGGAGTTATAATAGAAAAAAATATACCTCATTTATTGTTATATGGACCTCCAGGAACTGGTAAAACGTCTGTAGCATCTGTATTAATTAAAAGTTTATATACATATAAGAGATCTAAATCTTCGATTACTCCTCAAGATGCTCTATATTCAAATGAATGGTCTAAATTTAAATATATGGAAGAAAATAAAAAATTAAGAACAGATCGAGTATTAGAATTGAATGCATCAGATGAGCGGGGTATAAAAGTTGTTCGTGAAAAAATTAAAACATTTGCTAGTTTATCAATCGTATGGCAAGAAAAAGATACTGATATTCCTCCATTCAAAATAATTATATTAGATGAAGCAGATGCAATGTCATCAGATTCACAATTTGCATTACGCCGTATTATGGAAAAATATTCTAATAACACACGATTCATTTTAATATGTAATTATGTAACAAAAATAATTCCACCTATTGCATCGAGATGTAAATCATTTAGATTTTTACCAATTGACTTAGAGAGTGCTAAAATAAATATAAAAAAATTATTAAAAAATGAAGGTCTATATAGTAATATAAGTGATGAGATTTTTAATTATATTTATCAATACACTGTTGGTGATATGAGAAAAACAATAACATTATTTGAACGCTTAAGTTATATTGAAAAATTAGAAAATTTAACAATTGATATTGTTAGAGATGCTATTGGTGAACTACCAGAAAAATTTATCAACGAAATAATAAAATTATTGAAAAATAATATTAATATTGAAAACCATAAACAAATTTATAATGTATCTAAAAAAATTATAAATTCAGGATTTAATTGTCTATTTATCATCAATCACTTATATCGATATTTTCTTAATGATAATATTATTAGTGATTCAATAAAAGGTAATATTATATATAAATTATCAGAAATCGATAATAAATTAAATAATGGTAGTCTTGAAATAATCCAAATTATGGATCTATTAATATATATCAACACTGTCTATAACAAAATTCAATTTAATATCACAATTAATCCATTTACTGTTAATTTTAAAATACCATCGCTTGCTGATTATTAATATTTTTGTTTATTATATTATCATATATTATATCAACTACATAGTGATTTAAATATCTATTATTAAATAATTCAGTTGTTAATAAATGTTCCAACTCTTGTTTATTATGTAATGGACCTATTAAATAATAATATATTTTATTAAACCAATCATCAAAAAACATACTATTTTTTATAAATATAAAATCTAACATACTCTTATTATAACCATCATATTGATTACATATAACACCATAATTTTCACCAGCTTGAATCCTCCCCATTATATTTAATATCTCTGTTTTTAATTTTTGTAACACATTCCCTATTATCGCATTCATTTTATATCCCTACTTATTAATTATATATCATAAAAAAAAATAAAATTATAATATACATATATGGAGGATAAAATCGATAATTTAAAAAAAATCATTAAACTATATGAAAATATTTGTCAAAACAAAAAAATAAAATATTGTAGACTTTGTTTTGCTACTGATAATGTTGAAAATAAATGTACATTATGTGATAATAATTTGTGTTCTAAATGTGATGATAAATCAATTCTTCACGATAATGTAGAAGCTCCTAAAGTAGTAAATGGAAGTCAAATTACTATAAATGATAAAAAAGATGGTTATGATAAATATATTAATATAGGATATTCATATTGGTCTTAATTAAATTGTTTTTTTTGTATTACACATACGGTTTCTTAAATTATAGAAATTCATAGTCAATATTATATATTATCTATAAATTTCTATAATTTTTAATACTTCTATTTATAAATATTGTGTTATCTATAAATAGAATAAAATTATTACTTGGATAATCTGCTGTTGATAAATGTCTATTTATCTATGAAATTTTTAACGGTTGTATCAAAAACATAACTTCAATTTGACGGACATTTCTCTAATAATTTATTAAAAGTATCTATTGTATCTTTTGAACAATTATCAGATCTTATACATCTATTTAAATTTTCCATAATTTTGTTACAATCATCATATTTTGTATTATCATTACCACTATTATCAAATGTTTTAAACATATTATTAATTGTATTATGAGCAATAGATGATCCTATTCCAAATCCAAATCCTGATTTTATACTATCAATTAAAGATGGTTTATTATATATATCCCTTGGAATTGGACTAACAGCATCTTCTTTAATAATCGGATTTTTATTTTTTGGTATAGTAGTTGGAACTACTTTACGATTATTATTTGATGAATTACTCGGTTTTCTACTGAGAAAAATGATATTCATATGTATAACCTATATTATATAATTATACATTTATATTGACTAAATATATCAATTTTTTTATACTCTCGATTATCATATTATTTTATAAATGATATAAGATGTTATACATCTTATATCATTTATAAAATAATATGATAATCAGATATAAACTGACCAAGATCAAATTTGTATATTTATTATGGTAATATATCATCACATTCAAATATTTCATCACCGGGCATTACTTCATTATCATCTGTTTCATTATGTGGTATATTATGATCGTCGACGACATTATTAGTATTATTAGTATTATTATTATTATTATATATTAGGAGTAACATATTAAACCGATCATTAAGGACTTTCATTAAAATTGTTAATTCTTTAATACGATTATCGAAGCCAAATGAACGTATTGAAGATAGAATCCAAATATTTTTATTGTAGTCAAGACGTTGTTCGATAATTTTTAATTGAACATTAATATCATTGATACAAATTTTGATAGATTCAATTTCGGCATTAATAACATGGGTATTAGATTGGATTGAGTCGATGAATTCAGTAATCGTTTTAATTTTATGTAATATATCAAATTCTCTAATAAAATCAGCGACTTTAATAGCATTTTCGGATGTATCTTTGAGGATATAAGAATTGATATTATAAATGGATGAAGTAATATTAGACAGCATAATACTGGATATATTCATAAGGATTGCAGGAAGTATGAAACTCATTTTTTATAATAAAATAAGATAATTATATTATTTTTATATAGTATTAAAAATTATTAGTCTTCGTCAGAATCAGAATCAGAATCAGAATCAGATTCTGAATCAGTATCATCATTATCATCATTTGGATCATATTTTTTACCAGATTGATTTGCTCGTTTTTGTTTAATTTTATCCTTGTAAATTTTTAAAATATCGAGAAGAACAGTTAGAGGTCGTTTATTTCTATTTTCTACAAACCATTCTGGATTAGTTTCATACATTTCCCTTATTAATCCCATAGTATACGATTTTTTAGATATTGCTTTAGTGTGCCTTAGTGTTTTAGCAGTAGATTCCTGAGCAAGATTGAGATTTTGTTTAATAACTTTTTTATTTTTAGGGTTTCTTTTTTTGGTTTCTGTTAGTAATGCTTTTAAGAAATTAACATTAGATGCATATGTACGGAAGTCTTTGCAGGTGAATGCTTTACCCATATAATTTTGTATATATTCGTTAAGATCAACATCTGTTACTCTAAGAGTATTATTATTTTCGTTAATATATTGGAATATTTTTTCACCATCTAAATTCATTAATTGTTTAATTTCACTGATCATTAGAGGATCTTTAATAGTATATGATACGTGTTTATTAGATTTAGCCTTAAAATTTAATTTAACAACATCATCTGAAACAGTTACGTGTGATTTTTTCAAACTTGTGATACCATACGATTTATTATTCTGAGCATAACACTCTTTACCAACTCTGATATTAAATTCTTTAACGATGAGAAGCATCAATGAAATTGTTCTATTTTTTGAAAATAATGTTTTTTTAATATCTTCTTCCATTTTATCTTCCAATTTTGGTATTGATTTAATAAATTTATATAATCTTAAAAATTTATCCTCTTCTGCATCTTTAATATGGTCCGGATGATATCGATATTGTTTTCTACCTTTCGCATCCAAACCAGTCGCTTGTATTTTTGAATTTGGATCATCAGAAACCCAAACATCTATATAAGCGGGTGCGAGTCCTAATTTATTGGTACGTTCTTGGTCTTCTTTAGAAATTGGTTTATCATTTTTATAATATAAATAGTTAAATTTGAGTTTTGGATTACCTTTTTTATCAAGATCATTTTTGTCAAGATAAGCAATTCTATATATACCTCGTTTTTTTTGTTTATTAAGATCATCAAATGCGATATCTCTGCCACCAACTGAAAAATACGATAAATCAACAATATATTGGTTCATGATTATACTTAATAAAATAAAACAAAATAATATTATATAAATATATATTAATGTTATTTAACATATATATATATATTTATGACTACACTTTTTAAAAAACATAATCACTTTAGTGTGATTTTATATAAAAATAACGGATCACAATTATATATTAATCCTGGACACATTTTAGAATATACTGCAATTTATTATAAAAAAAATGATGATCACAATAATATTAATAATATTGAAACTAAATTTATTGGCGAATATGTAACTTATAAAGGTTGCCGTTCTGTTTTTGATGAAGAAATTACCATAGTTGGTATTTATATTAAACCAATGTTTATTTTTTTGAACAATCAATGGCTTAAAATAATTAATTATACCGACCCAATATATAAATATTTCGACTATCCTCATCTAATTTGCGTATCAAGTCATGATTATCACTATAAAGCATTACCATACGCTCATACCATTTCATTTTTTAAAGGAGCAAGCGTTGATCCTTTTATAAAACAAATTGATCTTAACTCAACAAATTATTCTTCATATAATATACCATATAATTCTCTTATCAATGAACCTCTTTATTCTATATCAACCAGATTATTCGGATCTTCTGGATCTTCAGGATCTTCCGGATCTTCTGGATCTTTTGGATCTTCTGGATCTTTTGGATCTTCTGGATCTTTTGGATCTTCCGGATCTTTTGGATCTTCCGGATCTTCTGGATCTTCCGGATCTTCAGGATCTTCCGGATCTTCTGGATCTTCCGGATCTTCCGGATCTTCTGGATCTTCTGGATCTTCTGGATCTTCTGGATCTTCTGGATCTTCTGGATCTTCTGGATCTTCTGGATCTTCCGGATCTTCTGGATCTTCCGGATCTTCTGGATCTTCTGGATCTTCCGGATCTTCTGGATCTTCCGGATCTTCAGGATCTTCTGGATCTTCTGGATCTTCTGGATCTTCTGGATCTTCTGGATCTTCTGGATCTTCCGGATCATCAATACTATACAATGTATATACTAGTTCATATAATGGATACACTGGATACACTGGTTCATATAATGGATATACTGGATATACTAGTTCATATAATGGATAGAGTATAGTTTTTTTAAATTATAGACATTCATAGACAATAATATATATTATTTATATCAGAGCAATATAAATGAAGTGATTTGGATTATTAATTATATGATTATAAACATAACTATATAATTAAAATTTTTTAATATTTATAAATAATTTTTTTATCATTAATGATGCCTTTAATAAAATTGATATCGTCATATTTATTTTCCACGAATGGGATATTAGATCGATTATATAAAAGTGCATTGATTATATGTTTATTAATTGAATCTATGTGTTTATTTTGTGTTTGATAAATATTATCAGTAACAATTTTATGTATATTATTATTATTATTATTATCGGATGATAGAGGTATTATTTGTTTAGTATATTTAGTATAAATAGATATATATTGAACATTAATTTCTTGAATAATGTCGAAAAAAGATTTGATATATTTTTTTTTAGCATCATGATCCATAGTATTATAATTAAGTTCATTAAAAAACTTATTAATATATGGTAGAGTTAATTTATAATAATAGTCATATAATGTATTGTCAGGGTCGGATAAAACATTGAATGAATAATGTTGTGAGAAATATTTTTTGTCTCTTGTAGCAATATTTTGTAATATTAGACATTGTTGTTTAATTTTATAATTGTCAGTAATATTAAAAAATAATAATTTATTATCATTTGATTCAAAATTTTTATATCTATTGTGTAGATTAATAAACTGATCTTTAAAATATTTAATTGTGTCATTATTAATATCACCATATTTATTATTAATAACTTTATTAAGATGTTCAATTGTGGTTTCATTATTGATTTGATTAATGAGGGACCAACAAATTATTTTATACGTGGAATTCAATATATCATAGTTATCAAATAAATTTTCAAAGATACAATCAATGGGAAATCTTTTATTGTCATCATTAATTAAAATATCATCATATTTATCATAATTAAATTTAAGTAGTTCCATAATAAAGTCATAACATAATGGATTATCTTCATCTTTATTAATACTGAAAAAATTGTTCCAAATTTGATTAACATCAATATTAGATTTAGTAAGTGGTATATGTGTTTTATAGATTTGTTTTAGAGTGCGTCGTAATTCTTCAACAAAAACATTATTAATATGATTTGTTTTAAATTTATTAATTTTATTAGATATATAATTATTTTGTGAAATGAGAGTGAATCCGAGAAGACAATCAATATTATCGAAAAATTGTTCAGTTCGATTAATTGGGTCATTAAACATATTATAACATTGGTCTAATGTAATTTTATTAATATTACATTTGAAAATATCTTTAAAAATAAGATTGACAGTGATTGTTAATTGTATAAATGTAATAATATGTTTATCAGTAATATTATTACGATTAGAGATCATATCTTGTATAAGTTTAAGGAGTGTCATAGGATACAATTCGAAATGTTTATTATAGTAATCGAATGGATTTTGATTAATAGCGATTCCCATAGAGTATCGTAATTGTGTTTTTGCAAGTTTCCAGTGAATATCATTTATATATAATGGTAAAATACAATTACCATTGCCTAATGCATTACCATATATTGCACAAGAATCATTAATACGTCCATTATCATAATGTTTTTTATCTGAAATATAAATATCTTGAGCTTCACATATTTGTTCAAATGTAATTAAATTATTTGAAATTTCCTCTATTTTTATTTTGTCCATAATTATACCTAATTTTGCTAATTTTGGAGTTATTACCTGAATTAATAAACCTGAAATATTTCCTGATTGAAGCTCATCATACCAATTGGTTCTTGATAATAATAAATTATATAAATCACATGAAATATTCATTAAAGAGTCATCATTATTACTATCATAAAAAGATTTAAATAGTTTTTCCCAAACGATAACATCATCTTGACATTTAGTAATTGATGCATAATTTTTGATAATATTATTATTCTGTTTGATTTGTCTTTTTATATTAGTAAATTTAAATTGTTCATTTTTTGCAAAATTTTGTAATAATTCAATAATATTAAATTTATCAGTCTTAATTTGGATCTTATTTGATTCAATAAAATTGTTTTTAGATATGGTTAATAATTCTGAATGTTTATCTAATATAACCTCATAATATTTTGATAATTTTTTATTATCATTTTTATTTGGTAAAATATCCAATTTTTGTATAATATTCGATATAATTTCTATATTTTCCACTAAATAACATGTGTCCATATATAATAATAAACTGCTCAAACCTCGTAAATTTATTTCATGATTTGAAATGTCTTTAAAATGGATTTCATGTTGTTTTAATGTTTTAAATTTTTTAAACTTGTATATATATTGGTTCCTTACATTTAACATTGTTAAACAAAAATATTTATTGTTTTTTACATCTTCAATATTATTTAATAGACCCTTGTATGATATTATAACATCTTCATCTGTGAAAATATCTGGTATATTATTGATACCATCTTCTGGTCTTTCATCAATTATTGTTGGTGGTTTTAATCTTGGAGGTAGTTTTATTGTTAGATTTGATGTAATTAATTTATTAATGTCATCAAATAAATTTATTAATGGTCTATAATTTTTATAATCTTTATTTACATAGAGATTATACATTATATCTTGATTATATGTGTCAAACGATATATATATTATATTTTTTGACTGGATATTCTCATATGTTTTTATATCCATCATTATTGATTCATATATTGATGAACAAGACCCAAATACAATTATATCATTAATATATTCATCAAATAACACATCTTTTAACGAATTTTCAAACATTTGTACTTTTATGTTTATTTCAAGTGAATCGATCTCATCGTTGTTCATTTCTGGCATCCACGTTTCAATCAATTCATTATTATAATTATTAGGTGATGTTGTATATTTTTTATAAATAATATTATTATCATTTGGTTCTTGATGATATAATTTATATATATCAATTAACAATGATGAATCAAATTGAACTATAATATTGTCAACAATATTTTTATAGTTTAACATTGACAAGACATTCGGAAAGATTATTGCAAACTTTTTATTTATATTTTTTAATGGTATTAATATGGTGTCATATTTTTCGTTTTTAATTATTGAAGATGATATTAATATATTTTCCATCGCTAACATATTATTACTAATTAATTTTTATATGTATTTATAAAAAAATATATTAATCAATAATTATTTCACTTTTTTTGTATATCAACACACCAACCCAGGAAATAAATTCATCTTATCTGTTTTTTCTTGGACTAGTTCATTAAAATTTTCTATATATTTTTTACAGTCTTCATCACTATACTTATATCCCCAACTCCAACCTCCAATTTTTATTCTATATGCTTCATCATATATTGATCTCTCATTACGTTCATTTATCACGGTTGGAGCCTTATGCCAACCTTGTTTTCTTAGCTCTTCAGCATTTTCATCCATAAAATTTCTCCAAGCTCCAGGCTCGTATGAATCTGCTATGGCCTCGGCAACAAAAAGACACATTCCTAACCAATCGCAACTGCTAGTGCCCGAGCCAAGGTCATAATATGGGTTCTCGGTGTAAATCGAAGACTTTGGTTTATATTTGATGGGCTGACTCTCATAATTAAAATATTTTTCGGTATTTAAAACATAATTAGTGTCACCAATATATCCTGTTTTTGCTTCGTGGTAAACATAGTCGGTAAAATTATTTTTATAACGTGGAGGACAATAATCATCAGTCATAAATGGTATATTACGCTGTTCACCAATGTTAATCATATTATATTCCTCTGTGTATGGTTTCGTTGCTGAATCTAACATCTTAGAATATTTGTCTGATTTATCTTCATTATCATCTTTACTATCATCGTCATTATCATCATTATCATCATTATCTTCATTATCATCATTATCATTATCTTCATTATTATCATTATCTTCATTATTATCATTATCTTCATTATCATTATCTTCATTATCATTATCTTCATTATTATCATTATTATCATTATCATTATTATTATCATTATCATTTTCAAACATATTTCCCGTATCTTCAAACATATTTCCCATATCTTCAAAAAATCTAGCAACTCTACTCCAAGCAAACTCCAAGCAAGACACATCACGCTCATAATAAGTTTCTCTATTATTATCTTTATATGAATCAGTATTTATAGATCCATCATCGTTTAAATACATATTATTTATTATATCATCACCCACTCCAGAATAATTGTACATATTATCAATGGCTTTATTCAAAATATACCCTAAATCTTGATTTGCTGGGTCATAATGTTGATTATCATAATATTCTTCATTACGGGTATGTGACTTAAACATTTCAGCTTGCTTCCAAGCAATCTCCTCAACCAAATCATATATCTTTTTAACTATAAAAAAGATTATTTTAAGTGGCATATATAATATATGTCATATATATATATGTCGTATAAATAAAAATATCAATTTTTTTGTATATCAATATGATATACTTTAATAAATTTATAAAATGTTTAACATATATTCAATGTTTGTCTCCATTTTAACCATTTTTCAACATTATAATTAGTCAATTTATAATATGATGATATATATAAGTAGTCAGAAATAATTAGATCATTTAAACGTCTACATACAATAACACCATTAGAGTTACTATAATATATTTTGATAATATTATATCCTTTAAGAACAGCTTTTTCTTTCATAATTTTTAAACAATGAATACATGGACTTGAATTGCCAAGTATTTTTGTTTTGGTTGTTTTTATTACAACTAGATTTACATTCATTGGTCTATTTGAACGTTTTAATGGTGGTAAATTATCAATTGCTGCTTCTTCAGCATGTTTTGAAGCAACTCTTGATGTACTAATCGTTCTATTCACATATTTATTTTGTCCGATTGAAACAACATAAAAAACATTTCTTTTTTTTTCTCGTATTATAGCAGAGCAGTGGAAGAAATTATCTTTTAAAATATATGGACTTATATTAATATTTTTAGTGATTCCAAGTCGAAGATCGCACAAATCCGAAACTAATTGATCCATTTAATGTAGTATAAATATATATATTTATATTTATATGTTTTATAAATAAAATATCAAATTTTCAATAGGTTCATCAACTGGTTTATTATATTATCCACAATGAGAATATACATGGAACCAACAAATATTTTTATCATTAAAAATATTTTTATGTGAAGCAATTTTTACACAATCTTTTATTCCACATTTTATTTTTGGATTGAATTCTATTCTTGAATAAATTGGTTCTATAATATTTTTATCATCCTTTTTAACATTGTTTGCGAAATCTTTTAATAGATCTTCAGTATTATATTTATTATAAATACCATCCATTTGTAGCTTGAATTGGTCAATTTTATTTAATGCAGCCATTTATATCAATACATAATTATTTATGATGTAGAATGACTATTAATCAATTTTTTTATATAGTAGATCACAACATAAAAAAATATAATACAGTTTCTTAAACTATAGTCATTCATTGACTATAATATATATTATATCTTTCAGAGATAATATATATAATTGTCTATGAATCGTCGATAATTTATAAAAAAATATTTTGTTTATTATATAATATCATATAATATTATTTAATTTAGGTTTTCTTTTTTGCTGCACGTTTTTTAGGAGCTTCTTCTACTGCTGTTGGAACTGGAACTGGAACTGCTGTTGTTTCTGATACAGTTGGTTCAACTACTTTTTTACGTATAGTTTTCTTTTTAATTGGTTCTTCTGATGCTACAGAAACTGGTGTTGGAGTTGAAACTTGTGCTTGTTGAATTGGAACAACCTCAGATGGTTCAACAGTTGCTTTTTTTTTACCTGTTTTCTTTTTTGGTGTATCTTCAGTAGATACAACTTCTTTTTTGTCATCTTTTTTGTCATCTTTTTTAGCATCTTTTTTGGTATCATCAACACCAAAATTGATAGCTTCATTATTTAAATCATTTTCAAAATCGTATTCTTCAGCAGTAGTAGATTCGTCAATATCATCTTGCATTTCAGTAAGAAATCGTAATCTGAGAGAATCAAGTGCTTTTAATTTGATAACACATTGATTAATAACATTTACGAGGTCTAAATACATGATTCGTTTTTCAGTCAATGGTTTACTTCTAAAACTAATGTTAGATAATTCACTATCAGTCATATCTATACGTATATGTTTATTTTCTTGTGTAGTTTGAGAAACATTAGATTCACTTGGTTCAACATTAGATTCAACATTAGATTCAACATTAGATTCTGCTTCAGATACATTTTTTTTAACAGTTCGTTTAATTGATGCCATATGATATATATTACTGTTATTATCTATTTATACATTAAATAGTTAAAAAATCAATTTTTTTATATAAAAAATATATGATTTAAGGATATTTATTTAACTTTAATAATACCATTATTAATAAGTCCTCTCCAATCTATAAAATCTCCAGATATAGGATATAATATAGGTATATTACCATATAATTTCATAAATTCATCATATTTATATGAACCATCAGTATTATATATCATACCGTTCGAATAATATGGCATATAATCATATATGGACAATCCTAAATTATTAAATTTAGAAGTATCAATATAATTATTATTAAAGATGGTTCCATTATGTAAATAAAAAAAGTTATTATCTAACCAAGGATATCCTCTAATATCATATATTGGCTGTCTAACACGAGTAGGTATATTCCACAAAAAGAAATTTTCGATCGTGTTTTTTTTGTAGAATAAAACTAATAATACTAAACTTATTATCAAATAAAATAATATTTTTTTTTTTATCATTGTATATATATATTATAAAAGAAATATTAAATTATAATTAGTTATCACTAATGTGATATTTTTATTTTTATTTTTTTTTATTTTTTATTTTTTTTTTATTCATCTTGATCAATAAGTGATTCTTCATCAGATTCAGCTTGAATATCATTAGATGTTGGATCATCTTCTAATAAGTCAGTTGAATCAGTTAATAAATTAGTTTTAACACTTGTTGATGAATCAGAATAGCAAGATTTAATATTTACAGACATATGTTTATCATTAAATGTATCAATAAATTCTTTAATAATTCCTAAATATAATGTACAATTTGATGGTGTTATTAAATCTGATTTAATATTAATATTACATAGAGGCATCGACTGAATTGCAATATCAATAATTGATTTATCATCATGTTCAATAATTTTTGATTTGAGTTGTTGAAAAAAATTCTTAATATTTAACAGACCATTGCATTTAGCTGTTGTACATTCAATTACCATATTGATATTAATTTTTTGTTTAGGAAATCTGATAATTAATTTATCCATAAATTTTGGTATTTTATTACATTGGATCCATTGTTTAGCTACTTCGTGCAATTGGATTGTATCTTTAAAAAACATATTTTCTACATCTTCTTTTTCATACTTATATAATGTTTCATCCATCATAATATTAACAATTGCATTAACCTTATCATTTTCATCAACAGAATTAAAAGATACTGTTTGACTTATACTAATATCGCTTGAATTATCAACAACTGCAACTTGTGTATCACTTGAATCAGTTGATGCGGCTGAGTCCATTTTGTTTGATTTCTTTAATAATTTTCTTTGTTTTCGTATATCGTGTTTTGAAATTAATGGTTCATTATTATCATTAATATTTGCAATATATTTAAATGCATTTATAATTGTTAAAAACTGTTGATATCTTTCAATATGAGTTTTGATTTTATCATCGTCTATACTTGTATAATGTAAATCAATTTTTGTAGGTTCATCTGAATTTTCTTTCATTGTTACATTTGAAACAACAATTAAAAACACACTACCTTGTTTAAGATTTTTAAATGTTTTATCACGTTTACCTATATCTACTCTGGTAATAACACCCTTGATATTACCAAATTCAAGCAAGCTACATTCATGTGCATTATCTTCATTATATTTGTTTAAAGACACCACTACAATGTCTTCGATTTGGGGAATTTTTTCCTTGTAAAGTCGTATTGAGTTTTCCATTCTATAAATACTCATTATCTTATTTAATATTTAAATAAAATAAAAATATCAATTTTTTTATATAGGCTCTTTACTGGTTTATTCTTTTTGATGTTGCACATCAAAAAGAATAAACCAGTAAAGAGCCTATATAAAAAAAGGGATCGAGGGGAGTTATACTCTTGATTATAATATTATTTTATAAATTATATATGATGTTTAACATCATATATAATTTATAAAATAATATTATAATCAGAGATAACTCTCCAAGATCAATTTTTTTATATAGGCTCTATTCTAAGTAATTATATATAATGTAATGCATCATATATATACAATATGGTCTATATAATATGTTTGTTTATTTTTTTTTATTTTTTTTTTAATGTTATATAAAAAAAGTGTTATGAATATGTCAATATTTTTTTTGTTTTGTTGTATGTTTATGTTTATTCATTTATGATTTAGATAATATTGCATTACAAGATCTACAATATGTTTTCTTAGAGTCAAAAAATACTGAGCCGATTTCATTACAAACAGAACACTTAAATTTAGAATTAATAAATAAGTCGAGGAGTGAAGTAAATGTTGCAGCAGATTGTTTTGTGTTACGTAATCCATTAAACACAATACTTTTATCAATTATTTTAATAGATGATTGTTTGAGAGTATTTATTGATGTTTTAACAAATGTAGCATAATCATTACAAAGTTTTTTTAAAATATTGGCATCATCAGTAAAGTTTGACATAATATCAATAGCATTTGAAATAGCAACACTTGTTGTAGTTTTTTCTAATTTAATATAATCACAATTAATAGCATATTTTTTTCTTTCGAATTTAATATTAGCAGAAGTTGTTTTAACTTCCATCAGTTGATCTTTATATTTTTCAGATTCAGATTCTGGAAAAATGTCTAAATCATTAACTAATTCAATAGTATTAATTTCTTTAACTACTGGTAAATTTTGAAAGAAGTCATCAATATCAATAGGAAGATCCATTACAATATTGTCTGATTTTTTTACACTATTAATTTTTCCATAAGATACCATTTCGATTGTATTTCCTACTTTTGTAAGAATAGCAACTCGTTCTCCAATAATGGTAGCAAGTGGTCTATTTAAAATAAATTTATAAATACCATTAGAAATACTAACTAATTTTGCAATTTGTTCTGAGCCATGTATCACAATTAAATAGTCATTGTCTTCAATTAAATCTTGTTCTATTAAATTTGTAACATCTGAAACAAAAATAATATTGGTTACATCACATACATTAGTAATATCTTCTTTATTATTAATTTTAACGATAATATTACCAACCATACGATTGTTTTTACCATATGATGGATCTAATGTTGTTGATACACCTATAAAACCGCCTGGTAATGCAACTTCTAAATCAGTTGTATCTGATCGTAGACTAGTAACTTGTGTAATTAAAGGTGTATAAGTATAAACACCATCAAGAACTTCAATAATCCCTGGCAAAACACATATTACATCTCCAATAGTTAAGAAACCTTCTTGAATAGATCCTCCAAATACTGCACCTTTAATATCAAATATTGATGTTCCGGGTTTATTAACATCAAAAGATCTAATAATGGTCATATTTAATGGTTTATCAATAAGGTTAATAATATTTTTAGGATATGGACTTGATACTAAATATTTAATTAAAAAATCTGTGTTTATTTTTTCAATTGATGATAATGGTATAATTGGTGGATCATATATTTGATCCGGATCTTGTTCAGTCATAAATTCATCAATTTTATCGATTAGGTCATCAAGATATTCACGTGTTGATACAAGATCAATTTTAGAAACAATTATTGCAAGATCTGAAATATTAGTTGATTTAAAACATCTCATATGTTGTTCTGTTTGTTTTTCTAAACCGGTTTTACCTGATATTAAGAACAAAGCATTATCAATTGTAGATGTTCCGGTAACCATTGTAGTCATAAAACTATTATGTCCAGGATTATCTGCAATTGAAAAATGTCTAATTAATCTAAATCCATTTGGTATTATCTTTGGATTTAATAAAAAATCAGTTCCATTATAATAGATTCTTAAACTTGCATGACCCATTTTTACTGTACATCCGTTTAATTGTTCAGAACTAAACTTTTTAGTGTCTCTACCTGTCAAAAATTCACATAACGCTGTTTTTCCTGCTGCTACACTCCCAACAAAACAAAATGTTGAAAGAGAACCTGAATTTTGATACTCTTTTAAACTTATTCGTCTATGAGACTTATTAAATACTATTATTGAAGATACATCTTCATTTATAATTGGGGCTTCAACTTTAATTTGTTTCTTTTTGCCCTTCTTAACATCAACAACTATGGGTTCTGATTGTTTAACCTCCTTAATTGCTGCAAGTTTCTTTTTACTTTTTTTGGCATCGCCAACTATTGGTTCCAACAAGGAAATATCGTCGATAACAACATAAGCCGCTGCTGCCGCTGCCTCAGGAGCTTCTACTGTCTTTTTAACTTGTTTCTTTTTACTTGGTGTAATTCCTGCCGAAGCAAGATTGATTTTATCGTTTTTGGTAAGCATATTGTGTTCCATTCTATAAATAAAGTGAATTACTATTTATGTTATTGTATAAATAAAAATATCAATTTTTTTATATAGTCTTATATGGTCTATTCTTGTAATATATGTATATTTATATATATTAAATTAAATTAAAAAATGGATTATTAGAATGAGATCAGATTATGATCAACACATAATTTTTGTAATTGTCCTTTATAAACGGAACCTGAATTTTCCATACCAAATTGTAGTAATGATTCATCATCATTAATAGATAACAATTGTTCAGGTGTAATAACAATGGTAGTAGGGAAAGATTCTAATAGTTGTTGATCAATGGGACTAAGATTGGAGTAGTCAAATTTGATAACTTGTAATGGTATAGTAATTTGATCAATAGTAGCATTACGAAAGAGGTCATCGAGTATAAGTGTTAATTGATTACATGGTTTGCATAGTTCCATAGAGAAGATCAACATTAATTTAACATTTTTATTAATATGTTGTTCAAAAAAATGATTAATGGAGTTAATAGTAATAATATTATTGGTCATATTGGTGGTAGATTTAATAAAGAACATAATATATAGTATAATATAATATAATATAATTAAATGTTATATTATAAAATAAAAAGATCAATTTTTTAATATTTATGATAGTAACCGGATGCGTCGAATTTTTAATATTTATGATAGTCACCGGATGCGTCAAAGTATCCTAATTCAGCATTTTTGGGTATAAAATTAACGAAGTCAGTTTTGATACCAGAAGGGTCAACATTATAATAGTGTGATATTTTTTTTTCAGCATCATTAATGATCTTATCAAGAACAAAATTACATTTAGATCCTCCATAATATTTACATTCGAGTGCTTTAGTTTCGATATCAGTAAGAGTTAATTTAATATTTGAATTGCTCATAAGTATATATTAATATAATATAAAAAAAAAACTAAAATATAAAAAATCTAAAAATCTTCAGCATTATTATTGTTATTATTTATTAAATTCTTAATGTTATTTTTATGGGTTATATTAAGAATATTTTCAATATCGACTGAATCTTGCATTTCTGGATCAATATCATCGTCATCTATAAAATCGTGATCAATATCATCGGTTGTAGAACGATTATTATTAATATTTAAGATAGTCATATGAGTAGAGAATTCTCTATCGATCATAAGTTGTTTATTATTTTTACCAGTGATAGTGACATAGTGTCCTCCATTTAATGGCCGTTGTAATAATTTATCGACAGTAAATTTATTATAAGAGTATTTATTAATAAGGACCTGAGATAATTTATTATAGTCGGGTTTATTCCATTTAATTTCTCCGAAATCGAGATTGATAGGTGGATTTTTAAAATAGTTTCTTGCGACAACATATTTATTTCTAAATTCATCAGACACATATGTAATATTGCTACCAATACGGATATGTGGTAAATTTACGATAACATCTAAAGATCCATATTTTTTAATAAGAGTGAATGCTCTATTCATACCAATACCATCGATAGTATTACAATAATCACATCCCATCATAATACATAAATCAATAAATTGATCTTGTGTAAGTTTAGTTTCTTCCAAAATTTTAGATAGAGTGATTTGAATAATTTCAGTTCCACTAATATTTTTTAATAATTTTTCGACACCAAAAGTTAAAAGGTCCATATCTTCTGAAGCAATTGCATCAACTAATTTTTCTTTAGATAAATAAGCACATTGAGGATCAGCTTCTTCAGCGGATTCAATAACAGGTATACCAATTAGACGTAAAATTTCTTTACACTGTTCCATTTGTTTGCCAGTAATAACAACAGACTGTTTTAGCAATTTAATTTTTTGTTCTTTATTAATAGAAACGTGTTCATCTTTTAACTGTGAAATTGCTGATTGCCTATTTTTAGAACGTTCTTTAAGAGTGCTCATTTTGATTTGTGGTGGTCTTCCATCAAAAACAAATACTGGATTGATTTTTTTTTTCAAAAACGATAATGTTTTCATAATAATAGCATGAATATGAGATGTAATATTACCTTCATTATTAGTTAGATCAACACCAGTATTTCGAATAGCAATAACAAATTGGTAAATCAATATACTAGTATCAAATGCAATAGTTTTATATTTCAAATCATCAATCGTAAGCTTAGTAATCGCATTTGGCGCATATATCTGAATAAATTTATTTAATCCTTTTATTCCCATGTTTTTTATATAATATCATTTATATTATTAAATCATAATATTTAAATATCAATTTTTTACAAGAATCCTTATATATTAATATCAACATTTCTATATATAAAATTAAAATTTACCATTAGTTAATTCCAAAATATCGACCGTTACATCATTCATTTTATTTGAAAAATTTACAACATCTTGATTTACAACATTTCCTAGTGAAAAATAACTACAATAATATGGTGTTAAAATATCAGTATTAAAATCATAATTACGCGGTCTTTCACATCTATAAAAATGTAAGTCATCAAAACTAATTTTTTGATATGATAATTTATGAATATCAGGACTGATTTGTGTATTGTTTCTACGATATTTTTTAAACATAAATTTCATCAACTTATACTCATCAAAACTATTTATTAAATCAATCAATTTTCTGGGATTAAACTGTATTCTGTTATGTATATCATCCGAATTTATATACAAATCATCTACATTTCTTAAAGGTAAAGCACTAATAGGATCCAAAAGATTATTTAATAAATAATCAATAGTTGGATCTTCTAATTGTTTAGTAAATAATGGTCTAATTAAATTAACATTTTTTTTGTTACTTTGCCTTCCTTTGTATAATGTATATTTACGTGTTGGTATTGCAGGTGCAATAAACATATAATTATATTTACGTTTATTTGGATTGTTGTCGAAATTATCGATAATGAATGGTAATCTTAATGTTTCGATTAATGTATCAATAGAAACCATATCTGATATTTCTTTTAGACCATTTAAATAATAAAATATTTTTTCACCTATATTTAATATAGCATCACCATTAAAATAATCTATCATTTGATATATACTTATATTATAATTATTACCAATAGTTGGATCTGGTATTTCTCTAATAGATTTAAATAAACCTCCATCAATAGGGTGTGTAAAAATATTTTTATTATCAATATATATTTCTTTAAACAACGCAACATAATCAGTTAATTTAATATCAGTTAAACGTTGTTTTTGATCTCTTAATTTACCATTTAATAGGGGTCGTGCTCCCCCAACTTTCAATCCAATTAAATCATCTACATTAATATCAGTTCTATTTAAATCATTGTAATATACTGGAACCCCCTTATTGTTTTTAAATAATTCAGAATATAATAATTCTAATGATGCCGCTTGATGATTTATATCATATACATTTTCTATAATATTACCTCTACATCTATTAGAACTTTGATATGAAATTGTAATCAGATTAGAAATACCAATTTTAATTCGATGTAATCCAAAATCAGTCGAAACATTTTTTTCTAATTCATTTAACTTATCTAAAGTTTGGATAAAATCATTTTTCATAATATTATATCCAGATGTCATTGTTATGACAACATTATTTAAATCTTGTTCACTACCTGAACCTGGAAACAATCGTGTATTAATATATGGGCTAACGTCTACATTAAAACATTTAAGCATATTATCAAGGGCTGACGTATATGAATTAATTATAGTGCCGACATTAGTAACGTCATTTGGTAGACCATTTAAAGTAGATGTTAGACCATTTAATCGTAATTGTAATGGTAATGCAATAAACGGATTTGCCGCTGCAGCAATCGATGTATTTAAAGCAACCATATCTGCGTTAATATTTGCGATTAGAGCTGTATTTAATGGAATGATTACATCTTTTTGTGTTATTGTAGCTGTAATTAAACTACTAAATAAAGCAATATTATTATTAAATTTATCAATACTACTTTGAAGATCTATAATATTACGACTCAATAAATAATTTATTCTAAAAAGAGATGTAATAACATTACTATTATTTGTTTTACCCAAATTATAATCAATATGAGGGGAATTAGTGATTGGACTAATATTTTGAAAACTATTAATCCATGCATCATTAGTAGAACTGTCAATTAAATTTCTAAATTTTCGTATATGTATTTTATATTTTTCAATTTGATCAAAAATTTCAGTGAGTGAATTTCGTAAATCGTCAACTGTTTGACATAATTGATTTGTTAATGTCTTTAATTGACCAATCTCGTTATTTATAATATCTATATCCATTTCAATAGGAGTACCAACTACTTGAGCTTTATTAATTTGATTTGTTGTATTATAAATACCAAATAATATATTTTTTAAATTAGATAATTTTTTTCTTATAGTTCCATCTTTCGTATCGTCTATTGAATCAACCCCATATAATATTCTATATGTTGCTGCATTTGTATCAGATATATTTTTCATTGGATTTCTATAAAATATATCTAAAATTGATTTAAGATGAGTTTTAAGATTGGCAATTAAAATCGCTCTATCATTTGATAAATGATTATTAATTTTTGCTTCGTGCATATTACGTAAAGTGGTTTTAATAAGTTCATAACTTGGAAGATCATCATCAAATTTGTCCCAAGTAAAAACATCATCAATAGATAATTTTTTTAAAACATCGTCTGTATCATTGCTAGGATCAACAATACCAAAACTTGTTTGTGGATCTTTAAAAACATCAATATTATTATTTTTACAATAAGAATAAGTCAAAGATAATTTTATAAATTTATCAAATAAAATTTTAGTAATATTTTCGGACATAATAGTGGAACACGCTTTAACATCATTAAATTTATATTGAAAAGTTAGAGGATAATTTAAATATTGTTTAAGTGTCATAACAATTTTATGAGCATTATTAAAAATTTTTTTTTGGTTACTTCTATTTTTGAAATCAAATCTTAGTTGTAATAAAAAAGGATATCTAACATTAATCATTTCTTTAATAATTTGGTCATATGTATGGATTGCTTGATAAACTAAATAAATTGGTGAAGATACATTATTAATTAATGGAACTGTTGGAATTTCTATATAATTGTCTTTTAATAAAGCATCTACTTCTAAATCAAAATTATCTTTAGTAGTAGTAAAATTAGGAGCACCAATATTATACGGGATACCGGTTTGTAATTCATGCCTATATTTAGTCAAATGTTTTATTTTTTTTATTTCATCTTTGGTATAAAAATCATTGAGATTAAAATGTGTAAATTTATTAATGTCCTCAACAACTACCATTTTATATGACGCACCATCTACTTTCTTTTCATACATTATTGGTTTATTAAATCCAAAATTTAATGAATTATAAATTAAACATCGTTGTTTTATCCATCTATAAATTTCATTTCTAATATCTTTTAAAAAAGTAGCAGGAACATTTGAATATTGAAATGTGCCAAATCTAAGTGTGGAATCATAACAAAAATTAACAGGATCCCGAATATTGGCATACATATATATACAACATTCTAAATATAGATTTAATAATATCATAGGTATAACCAAATATGTGTTATTTACATCAATACTTTTTATTTTTGTCATATTTTCGTTAATAAAAAAATATTTATAAAAGTCATAGTAATCTTTTTTGGTGTTAAGTTGGTCTTTTTTGTGTGTAACTCCAAGTAATGATTTATAAACATCTAAAAATATTGTTTTAAAAAAATCTTCTTTTTTTTTATTTTTAGTATTATCTTCTTCAATACTTAATAATTCGTGTAATCGATGTAAAAAAGGTGTAACTTTAATTAATTTCCAGAAATCTGTATATACACCATTTTTCAATAGTGATGAATATTGGTTTTTACTACTAGGTTGTTCTTTATCATTAATAATATTTTTAAAATTTTCTCTACTAATAGAATGCAATAAAAATATATCTTCGTCTTCTAATGTATTATCACTAGCTTTACGTATACTTTTAATGAGATCATCATAAATTTCATATAATTTATTATTAGTGGTCATTTATTATTAATATAAATTAGATAATTATAAAAAAATTATTATCTAATAAAACTTAAATATTTTTAGTATATAGATTGATGGAATTATTTAGAATATCAACATTATCACTGTCAATAATGTCGTATTTTTTTAAAAATTTAATGTCAATATTATTAACATTATTATTGGATTGTATGTTTTTAATTAAAGGAGAAATCCAATTGTCATTAAAATTGTCATTATACGATAATTTTTTATAGTCAATTTTAAGATTAAATTTCATTAATTGGTTGGTATCAAAATTATGATTTTCAGATAGTTCATTCCAATTTAATTTATCAACATATTTATCAATAAATTCAGAACTTAGAGATTGATTCATTGAAATTGCGTTCCATATATCAGTATGATCATAATGTTCAATTATTTTTGAAATAAATACATCATTTAATTCTCGATATGATAAAATATTAATCAATGATTTTTCGGATAATTTGTCAAAATAATGGAATAAAACATCATTAGACAGATCATTTAGACAGGCTATATTTTCCCATATTGGATATTTATCGAATATTTTTATAGTATTATTATTAATAAGGGAGCAAGAGCTAATATTAAGTGGTATATTGGTCCAATCTATTTTATCCAAATAATCTGTTATTAATTCTAAATCAATATTTTGATATGTTGATATAAGAGACCAATTTAATTTATCATCATATTTACGTATAAAATCATTATTTAAAATTTGATAACGACTAATAATGTTCCAAAAATTGGATAATTTATCATTATATTGTTGATTATTGAATAGATCGTTATGAATGATTGTTTCCAAAGTTTGTATGGTAAGAGATTGGTATTGACATAGATCATTAATAAAATTACGATCAATAACATTATTTATAAATTTGTTATTAGTAATAATATCGTTATCTAATTTTTGGAATTTTAAAATATATGTTAAATTAATATGTCCAATATTTTGTATAATAAAATCGTTAGTCAAACAAACTTTTTCGATTACATATCTCCAATAATCTTCTGAATTATAATTTTCTTTCATTGTGTTTAATATCAGTCGATCGGATAATTTTTTATTATTTGATATCAAGTTTATGACATCTTTTAGTTTATCTTTGTTTAAAAATTTATCAAAATCCATAAATAGAAATATATATCTATATATATGTTTATTGTCCTTAAATTTATTATCCTTAAATTTAAGAATAATAAAAATTTCAACAACTATCAAAGATTATTAATTATTATTACATTTAGATGTTTTACATAGATCATTTTTAACAGCACAGAAACAATTAAAGGTTTGTTTAGATAAAGAATTAGTTCCCCAATAAGTGATATCTTTATTGTCAGTGTTAGATTGTTGTCGTTTAATAAACATTTTTTCGTGATTAGTATATTTATTATCATTAAATAGTTCATTATTTTGTGAATTATATTGTGTTTGTAATAAATTATTCCATTTATTGTCTCTAATTTTATTTTTTTTTATTTCATCATATTTATTAAGTACTTTTTCAATTTTGTGTAATGTTTTATCTTGTAAATTATTTAAATTTAAAAATACTCCATTTGCATTTGATGTATAATTATTATTGTCAATACTAATAATTTCAAATAATTTAAGATATATTTTTTTGTTTCTAATCTGCTCAATACGTGAAGCAATTATTTTCTTATCAGATTTCTCATATTTTTTTATTTGATTAATATCAATATCTTCATCAATATTACATTCTTCTAAATCAAATAATCTCATTTCTGTTGATGAAATAGTTATAGTTTGATCATTAATTGGAACAGATGGTTTGTCCATAGATATATATATGTTATAGTTATTATAACTGATAATTAAACTTAAATATTATAAATAATAATGTGAAAAATTATTATCTATTAATATATTAATTTTACTAAGAATATGAATAATAATAATGAACTAAACAATGATGACAACAATAATTTGGTTGATATGATGAAAATAAATTTTTCGTATCCAGATCCGGATGATTCTGATTTTCAGTACCAGATTTATAAAAAACGCGAATATTATATTAATAAAGTTCCATATAGAGATGAAATAAAAGAATACCCGGATATCAAAGCATATAGAGATAAAGAATGTGGTGGTGAAAAATTTCAACTACATACGCAACAATCTCTTCTAAGTAATTATATAAATCCGGACACTCCATATCGTGGACTATTAATATTTCATGGTGTAGGAACGGGTAAAACGTGTGCAGCATTTGCGATAGCAGAAAATTTCAAGGATATGGTGAAGAAATATGGAACTAAAATACATATTTTATTATCTGGACCATTAATCAAAGAACAATGGAAAAACGAATTAGTTGAAAAATGTGCGAAAGATGTATATTTAAAAGATTTCAATCAAACTATTGGTTATATGGATCAAAATGAAAAAAACAAAGCATTGAAACAAGCGAAAGTAAATGCGATGCAATTTTATAAAATAATGTCATTACGTTCGTTCCAAAAAAAAGTAATGGGACAGAAAATAATAGAACGAAAACAAGATGATTCTTTAGAATCATCGTCCAAAACAAAAAAAACATATCGTAAAACAAGTGAAGGAGAATTAGAAAGAGATATTGCGATTGATAAAATAGAATCATTAAATAACACATTATTAATAGTAGATGAAGCTCACTGGTTAACAAGTAATGAATATGGTGAATCTGTCCGTAAAGTTATTCGTAATTCTAAAAATTTAAAAATCATCTTACTCACAGCCACTCCTATGAAAAATTTAGGTGACGATATTATTGAATTAATTAATTTATTACGACCTGAAAAAGATCAAATTGAACGTGATAAAATATTTAATGGAGATGGTCATACAATGGAATTTAAAAGTGGTGGTCGTGATTATTTAAAAAAGATGATAAATGGATATGTAAGTCACTATAGAGGTGCAAATCCATTAATTTATGCCGATGAATTTGATCATGGTGAAGTTCCACCAACTTTAAATTTTACAAAGGTAACCAGATGTTTTATGAATGATTTCCAATTAAAAACATATACAAACATATTAGATGAATTTGCTGATACACTTGATCGAAAATCACAATCAGCCGCTAATTTCGTTTTTCCAGCTTTGACACCCGATAAAAAAGATATTGAAGGTGTCATTGGTGAAGAGGGTATAAATAATTTAAGAAATCAATTAAAATCGAACAGACAATTGGTACTAAATAAAATAAACCAAACTTTTTTCAATGGAAAATATCCTAATCCAAATGAATTATTAGTTGATAAAGAAAAAAGTAAGACAGTCGGTGGTAAAATTTTTAAAATGCCATATCTCAAAAATTTCTCTATTAAATTCGCTACTTGTTTAGAAAATATTAATGATACTGTTATTGGTAAAAGAGGACCGGGAACCATCTTTGTTTATTCTAATCTTGTTAAAGTTGGTATTGAATTATTCAAAGAAGTACTTTTACAAAATGGTTATTTAGAGTATTCAGAAAACAAAAATTACAATATTAGTGATGAAACACGTGATTCATTAACTGGTATCACATATGGTGAGTTTAAGGACACTCGTGACATTGTTGATTTTCATCCTGCAACTTTTGTTACTTTTACTGGTAAAGTTAATGATGTTGTTGAAGACCTCCCTGAAGCTAAAATTAGTATTCTTAGAAATAATTTTAATCATATTGATAATAAAGAAGGTAAATTTATTAAATTGGTTTTAGGATCACGAGTTATGAACGAAGGTATCACTTTACAAAATATTAAAGATGTTCATATTTTAGACGTATATTATAATTTTGGAAGAGTATATCAAGTAATAGGTAGAGCAATAAGATATTGCGTCCATTATAAGATAACAAATGAACAGAACCCATTTCCGGTAGTAAATGTTTATAAATATGTGGTCTCTTTAGAGAACAATCGTTCTACAAATGAAATCGTTCTATCTGCTGAAGAAGAATTATATAAGAAAGCTGAATATAAATATATTTTAGTTAAAGATATTGAAAGAACTTTGAAGGAAATGGCTATTGATTGTCCATTGAATTACCACGCTAATGTTTTCCCTGAAGAAGTTGATAAATATAAAAATTGTATTACCCCTGATAAATATAATGTATTAACAGATGCACAAAAAGAAAAAGTCACGTTATGTCCAGCTGCTTGTGATTTTCAAAATTGTTCTTTTAAATGTCATAATAAAAAACTTAATGATGAATATTTTAATGAAAAAACTAATATGTATGACAAACTAAACAAAGATGAACTTGATTATACTACTTTTACATCTGTTTTAAAACGTAATGAAGTTAATATTGTTAAAGAAAAAATCAAAGAACTATACAAATATAAATATGTATATACATTAGATGAATTTATTGATAAAATTAAATCGACATATAGTGGAGAAAAAGCCGATCTTTTTGAAAATATTTTCGTTTATCAAGCATTGTTCGAACTAATTCCAACTGATGAAAATGATTTTAATAATTTCCAGGACTCTATTTATGACAAATTTAATGTTCCTGGTTATATTATTTATCGTAATATTTATTATATTTTTCAACCGTTTGAACAAAATGAAGACGTTCCTATGTGGTATCGATCTAATTATCAATCAGAATTATATAACGATTTAACTATTTATAATTATATGAAAAATTCCGATAACTTTAAGAAAAATATCAAACTTCAACAAAATAGTGACACATCTAATAATGAAACAATTGATGTTGATCTTGATATTTCCGTCTCTGACTCTGACTCTGACTCTGACTCTGACTCTAAACAGTCTAATTATTTATCATCCATCAAATTAAATAAGGCGAATGCATATGACTTCTCTAATATGGAATATTATAATGATAAAGAAGAATTTATTTATGTTGGCATTATTGATAAAGGATCCACCAGAGCTAAATCAATTAATGAAAATAATGAAGACATTTTTAAAATTAGACCCTCTCGAGAAAAAATTTTATTGAAAAAAAGAGGAACTGGTATCCCGAGTCTTAAAGGAGCAGTCTGTAGTACCAGTAAAGATAAAAATTTATTAATTAAAATCGCTAAAAAAATTGGTATTGATAGTGCTGAAAAATATTCTGACGATACGCGTATTAATATATGTCAACAAATCAGAAACAGATTATTGTTTTTAGAAAAATTTAGTACTAATAAACAAAAAAATAAATTCGTATATATGATTATACCTTCTAATCACCCCATTTATACTTTCCCACTTAATCTTGAAGATAGAATTAAATATATTATCGATGATCTACAATCTGAAATATCTATATCCCTCAAAACTAAAGTTGAAAATATAAAAAATGGAATATTTGAAGGAATACAAGATAAAGAATTCGCAAGATATAAAATTTATGTCATTAATGGTAACGAATTAGATGAATATTCTAAAATTTTAAAAAATAAAAAATTTATTAAAGAAAATAATGAATGGACCTTAATTGTTGAATAAATTTATATTAAAGATAATAAAATAATAATTATTATTTATGATTATTATTTAGTTATATTTTTAAAATACAATCATAACTTGATCGTTTTTTGATGTATTTTGTGATGATCTTAATCTATATCTTGTGCCTCCATTTTGTAGTTCATTTAATGGTGTCTTCATTTTTATTTCAGTTGACTCAGTTGTCTCAGTATATTCCTTTTTATCTATCGCAATATTAGGTTTCATATCAGATGTATCACTAAGTTCTGAAGGCATTATTCTTGCACCAGTTGTAATATCAACACCAGATGTTTTTGTTTTTGTTTTTGTTTTTGTTTTTGTTTTTTTTAGGGCATTATTACTATTAAACAGGAAAAATAATGTTGACAGACCTATTACTAATGGGAGTGGATTCATATATATATATTATATAATAAAAATATTGAAATAATTATTTATAATAACTTAAATATATTATATATATATAAATTATCATAATGGATCCACAACAAATTTATATTGATTTAAAATTACACGATATTGTTATTGCATTACCTTGGCAATTGAATAATGAATTATATTTACATCTAAAACAAAACTTACGATATAAAATCGAAAAAAAAAATATAGATATTGGATATATATGTAAAGTAACTGACATAGTAGATTATAAAGATGGATATTTATTGCCAGAAGATTTTACAGGTAATGGCACTTTTAAAGTAACATATAATGCAAAAGTATGTGTGGTAATTCCAAATACACAAATAATATGTAAGATAAATAATATGGTAACACAATTAATTACAGCGAGAAATGGTCCTGTTGTAGTTATAATTAAACAAATTGATATTAATCAAAATTTATTTAAAATAAATAATACTGGAAATATTGTTTATATTAAAACAGGGAAACAGTTAGACAGCAATGATCATATTAAAATAACTGTAAAATCAAGAAAAATCCTTAATAATGATGTTCATATTAATGTTGTTGGATTTTTAGAAGATATAGTAACTTCTGATGTTGCATCTGAATATATGTTTAAGGATTATGATGATGATAATGACGAAGTAAAACCAAATGTAATTAAATATACGGTAATGAACGAAGATGAAGGCATTGGTGAAGAAGAGACAGAACTGGCATCAAAAATAGACAATACATATATAATGGATATATAATGGAAAATAAAAATTAGAGATCCTTAATAATAATTTTTTGAATAGCATTAACGTCATTAATATCATATTGATCATTGATCCATTCATTTATATCAATATTAATTTGTGATAAAATAGTATCTCTATAATTATTGAGAGTTTTTGAATAATTTCTTATAATAGTTTTGAATGACAAATTATTATATTTAATATCAGTTATTAATTGTAAAACGAGTTCATTAGATGGCATAGAAATATATTTCAATCTATTATATATATACCAAAGACACCAAGCAGCACAGAATCCACTAGGATCTCCAATTTTTTTATTTCGATTACTTTCAATGCTTTCATATGACTGGAATCCAATTTTTGGGAGAAATTTCTTTGGAGAATTATATTTCATATTTTTAAAATATTTTTTAAAATAATTATTCAATAATGTATCTAATAAAGATGAATTATAATTAAAATTAGGTGGATTATCAGAACCATATGGTTCAAATCTTTCTAAAACATTAGTATTTTTGTCATAAAGGAGAATATTAGCGTGTGCTCCGTTTTCAATTTCAATACCGATTGGAACAATAAAAATATTAACCTCTTTTTTTTTAAGAAATTGTTCGATTATATCATTAAAATTTTCAGGAAAAAATATATTTTGATATAACCATTGTATTTCAAAATTAAAAAAATCATTTTTATTTTTACGGATACCTAATTGGTCGTAATATTTTTGTAATTCACTGTTGTTAATTAGATTTTTATTGTTTAATGATGACATAATATTATTATTAGTATGTAATAATTTTAATCCACATAATATATCTAATAATAGACCAGTGAATGTAGTAAATAAAGTATTATCATCAACATTAATATCTATTTTGCAATAAGAAGTTTTTTTTTCTGGAACAGATTTATTATTATTAATGATATTATTTCGAATAAGTTCTTTACATTTTGTTTCATTTTCTTTTTTAAGAGAACATTTATTTTCCCATTCAAGAACATAAGTTTTTTTTTCACTTATTAATAAATTATAATAACTATTAATAATAATATTTAATAAAATATCAAATTTGGGACTTTTTTTTAGCATATCATATGGTGTTATATTTTCTGAATTTTTTATAAAAATATTATTTTTTTTATTTTGTAAAATATTTTTATAATTAAACCACATATCATTAAATGTTAATATATGCCATATCGTGTTACCATTAAAATCTTGAATATTTATCTTCGTCTTATTTAATAACATATCTATATTATATTTATTTAAATTTGATATATCTTCAATATATTCAGTTAATAATAGATGTAATGGTGTCATTCCATCAATATTAATTAAATTAAAATCATTTATTTTATTTATTAAAATATTTGCAATAACAATATTATTTTCTATAATAGCAATATGTAGAACTGAATTACCACTTGCATTTTGGATATTCAAATCTGGATTTCTTGACAATATTTTTTTAGTTATGTTAATATTGTTTAATGAAACAATATACATTAACGGTGTTATCTGATTTTCATAATCAATTACATCTATATTAATATCCTTTCTATCCAACAATATATCTATTACATTATCGTCTTCATAATTACAAGCAATGTGTAATGGAGATTCCCCTAAAACAGTCTGAGAATTAATATTTATAACATCAATATCTATTAGTTTGTTAAATGCATAATAATTTTTTTTTTTTATACTTAGATGCAATGGACTATATCCTTCATTATTTAATTTATTAAGTTGCATGGATTCTTTAATTAATATATCAAATATTTCGTTATTTTCGTAAAATACTGCATAATGTAATGGTAAATTACCAGACTTATCAATTATATCCACTAATGGAATACCTATCATATTATTGTTCATTAATAATTTTTTTATTATGTCTATATATTCAAATTTTATTGGTATATATAATAAACTTCGTCCTTCATCATCCAAAAAATCTAATTTACAATTTTTGTTTAATAACTCATCCACTATTGTTATATTATTATACATTATTGCATATTGTATTAAATATGTATTGTTATTATCTCTTATATTTACATCAATATTGTCATCTGATTTAAGTAAATCAATAAATAAATCAAATTGTTTATTTTTGATTAGTCCGAATAATTTTTTGCTTGTTGGAAAGTCCATTTATAATAATTTAGATAATTATAAATGTTTTTGAATAATTATTAATATTTTTTGCAACTATACAATGTCATTAAATTTCTTCAAACTATTGTATAATACTTCCTTATTTATATCTTTTTTACCATAATTCAAATTCAAATTTAAATTATTGTCCATATAAATTCCCTTTGCTCCATTACCAGATAATGGTGCCATCATTTTCACTTTATTTCTCCCTATTAATGGTTTCTCTGTTTCTATCCTCTCTATCTCAAATAATCTCTTCGGATTCGGATTCGGATTTGGATTCGAAAGATTGTTACCCCCTATTTTTATATCTTCCATTCCAGATTTAATAAATATTTCTTTTTTTGATAATTGATCATCACCAGCACCACCAACACTAACCTTGTTTAAAACAACATCATTATTTGTTTGAGATGGTTTAATAGTAATTTGTTGTATTTTTTTATCAAATATAGACAGATTACTATCAACTTTATTTAGATTTAAATCATATTCATTATTTTTATTAATTTCAGTTGACGTTGGAACCAAATTATTATTATTCAATAATTCAATATTGTTTTTTTGTTCTGATACATCTTGCAATTTATTTTCTTTTATCATATTATCAATCACCACCTCATTATTATTCATATTTAATTTGAATTGAGGATCTATATTATAATTATTATTATCCTCTTCTAATCCATTAATAATATTAAGTTTTTGTAATAATTTAGATGTACAAGTATTAACAGAATATTTTGGATAAATATATCCAAATATTGATATTAACATTAGAATTAATACAACGGTTGTAAAAGATTTATGATGTATAGGAACTAATTTAGATGCGAGTAATAATTGTTCATTAGAATAACCAACATTATTATTACGTTTTAAAATAGTATAGGTTGCATTAGTAAAAATAGTAAAATCAAAGTCACCATTATGTGAATCAGAACTTATTACCATTGATAATACAATAAAACATAATACAATATGCCATATAACTAAATTTTTAGGTAAAAAAAATCCAAAAAATAGACCAAATATTGCAAATAAATTAATTAATCTGATGATGATTAATAATAATTTATCAACTAAAGAACATTTATTAAAGATATCGATGAAAACAGAGTAATAATTATAAATAAAATCACCAAAATAAGTATCTTTTTTCGTTTCACTGATTAATATATCCATATATTATAATTAGAAAATGTTATTTCTATTTCTATTGAAAATTATATCTTTGAACCATAATATTAATAATAAAAATATACATACATATATCATATTTCGCACCATATTTCTGTTACATTTTTTTCTCTCATTGTATTTTTTATTATAATAATTTATCATATCCGTTTTACTTATAATCTCCTTATTAGATGTCATTCTGATTAAATTATGCATTTTTAACCACCAATCTAATAAATTATCTCTGTTTTTTAGTATATCATCTGTTAATTTATTAAACTTTAAATTTTCTTGATAATGAATCCTACATTTTAAACACGGTAAAACACTACTAATTAAATAAAAAAAATTCGCAAAATCTTCTTTCTGACTATCTGTTGGATTATCTGGATATGATAACACAATCGTATCTAAAAAAAACCAAGCCTTTGGTCCCCATACTGTTGGATCAAAATTATATCTATTATTTGAATCATTATTATCTATTAATGGATTTTTTTTTGTTGTCATATATGTCTATTATTATATATATATATGAAAATATTTAATATTATATCTATTTTTTAAACTTGTTATTTTTTATAAAGCTCTCTATTGAGATATAAGTTTCAAATAACTATTATAGTAATCTATTAAATTATCATCTCGTCTCTGTTTTTTTTCTAATTCTGTTTCCAATCTTGTTATAATAATCATTTGTTTATCTTTATCTATATTTTTTGTTGTTCTAAGTTTAAGTTTATTATCATCAATTTTTTTCATTATGTCTTTTATTTCTTTTTTTATTTCATCTGTATAAATTATATTTTTATTTTTATCTAAAAATTGTATTGAAAATTTTTGTAATATATCGTTATAAATATATGAATATACATTATCATCAATAATCTGAAAATTATCTGGCACAAATGTTTTATTGAATATATCTGGTAATATTTCAAATAACCATTCGATTTTTATATTGTTTAAATTTAATGGTTCCTTTGTTTTCTGATCTTTTGCTAAATATAATACATATTTTGATGGTAATATCGTTGTATCAGTTATATTTGAAGATGGATATAATGGTTTTAGAGGCATATTTATTTTACTAATAATATGTGTTAATAATTTATTAGATGGATTATAATATGAAATATTACTTGTGAATCCATATAAAAAACATTTTAATATATTTTCTTGAATAGATTGTTCTTTTTTTATAATTACATTTTTTTTAAACCAATCAAATATATTATCTTTGTCTTCTATTTTTATTTTACTTAATAAATTAATATATATATTTACCATTTTTTGGATATTTTTATATGGTAAATTTCTATTAACTGCCCATAATATTATTTTCTCATAATCACCTTCTGATATATCGTCTCTTTTTAATTTTTTCTTTTCTTCTTTTTTATATTCGTTTAATCCAGATTTTTCACTTAATAGCCCTTTTTGATCTAATTTTTGTAACACTATAAATTTTTTATATTCATCTTTTGACATAACATTGTTCCAAACATTTTTTTCACGTTGATTTATTTTATTTATTATATTATTTTTTGTTTTTTTGAATGTTAATACATCTGTTTTATAATTTTGGTCTAATTTATTGTTAGTTTCTTCATTTAATGGATCCCATATTGATAAATAATTTAGATCTTTCTGTAATGTGTCAAATATATTATATAATGTTATTAGATCTCCATAATTATTTCTAAATTGATTTACAGCACTTTTTTTTATATCAGAACGTTTTTTACCTTTTACCTCAATTTCTGGAACCAATATTTTCATTTCATTCCCAAATGCTAATAGAGCTGATATTGTTTTACATACTTCTAACTCAATATTAAGTGATAATCCACATATTAAAACACCAATACATCCTCTTTTAAAATTCTCATCTTTACTATCTGTTAGTTCTTTATCTAGACTACTTATGTCTAATTTATCAATCACTCTCAACAATTTTTCTGCAAATACTGTTTTACTGAAACAATCATTTGTATCATCAATATATTTTTCGTCATCTATATAGTCATATATTACTGTATCACCAATCATATTTTCATACATCCCTTTAAAATATCCATTTTTATTTGTTATAAATGTTGTTAATTCTTTATCCGATAAACTTTTTAACGAATAATCTGTTTTTAATCTTGGTTTTAATGGTATTATCATTCTCGCATAAAATAATTCATTTATATTTGAAAATGATTTTATTATAAAATTACGATCAAATTTTGGTCCTATTACATCAACATTTATCATCCCTGTTAATATATGCCTATTTCCTAAATTTTCTGAAGGATGGATTATATGAAATGATCCATATAGATCTACTAATGATGTTACATTATATCCTGACATATATCTATCATGCATTTTATATAATGGATTATTTAACATAATAACATTTTCGGATAATTTACCATCACCAAAATACAATAAGTTAAATGAGTCTCTCACATTTCCGTCAGATTGAATAATATCATTTAACAAATGGAACGAATAATTATAACTTAATATTTCATTGATATTTTCCCATAGTTCTTTATCATAATTAGATGGTTTTAATATGTATTTTATTTTTTTAAAACTATAAATTGTATCTAATAAGTAGAGTGTTAAATAGAAAGATACATATTTTTTTTTTATGACTTTATCTAAGAAATCATTTGATTTAGAAGTCATAACACTTTTATAAATTTTTTTATTAATATTATATACATTATATGCTGGATGGATAAACAAATTTTCATCATAATTAGTACGCATCATACTAAATATGTCGTTACTAATATCTGATATTGATATACCGAAATTTGATTTAATTTCACTTCTTGCTCCACGTTTATACATATAATATACAGTACCACCTGCTACACGTCCTACACGACCTCTTCTTTGGATACGACTCATTTCTGATATTGGGGAAATACTATTTTCACTAATTCTGGTAATACTATCATAAGTGACGACATTTGCATAACCAGTATCAATGACATGTCTTAAATTATTAATTGTGATAGATGCTTCTGCAACGTTAGTAGCTACAACAATAACTTGATTATATGTTCCTTTTTTAATTTTACGTCCAGATCTTGGTTTTTCAATTTCTTTAAAAATATCAAGTTTATTTACGTCGAAATCCACAATTTGATATGTTTTTTCACCAAGATCACGCCAAAAAGATGGTAATTCTGAATAGTATGGTAATGCGATTACATTTTCTGGTAAATAATTATTCAAGGTCTCAACTATTTTTATAATATATGCTTTTCCAATTGAGAAAAATAAAATATCTCCAGTAGCACGTGTATCAATTAATTGTTTAATTTTTTCCATCCCTATAGCTTCTGCTTCTGTATAATCTTTGGTATCTATATCTAGATAAATATCTACAACCACATATTGAGTTGATTCACCCGGAGGAGAAATATGTACACGTCTATCTATAGTGCATCTATCTAAACTATATGGTTGATTATCATCCCCCTTATATAAATTACCTGGATTATACAATGATAATGGAAATTTCATATTATCATTAAGATCTCTATAATAGCGTCGATAAATTGGTTCATCATCTGTCATAGTTGCTGAAATAATAATTAGTCGTAGTGAATTATTCCAGAATGCTGCATATTTCATTAATGATAAAATGTAATCCATATTTTTGTTATGTTCATGTGATTCATCAACAACAATTATATCGTAAACATTTTCTTTACTATACATTTTGGTGTCTTCAAATGGATCATCTTTATTTAATATTTTTGGTTTTTTTAATAATGGATTTCTATATAATTCAGAAACTAAAGAACCATCTGTCATCTCTTTAAAATAATATTCTGATTTATCTATAACAAATGAATCCGTCATTGACTTATATTGAATATACCCACTAAATGTTTGGACAGCTTCTTCCAAAGTTTCTGAATATTCATTTATTGGTACACCCATTTCTGATGCTATATTTATTGCATTTGATCGGGTTGGAGCAATACGTGGTTGTGTTGAAACAACTTTTCCCTTATTATTAAAATTTACCATTTTTAGACCATATAATAATAATTTTGGGACCTGTGATGATTTACCAGCACCTGTACCACCTGTAACATATAATACTCTACAATTTATAAATCTATGAAAAAATGTTATTTGAAATACCCAGTCCATACCATAAAATGTCCCCCATCCTTTCCCTAACATCGTCTCTAACGCTTCAAAATATGTTTTTGGTTTATCATTTTTATTAACTATATATGGTAATTTATCATATGGTTCGTTTGTTAAATAATATATACATTTTTTATATTCATCCACATTGCTCTTTGTAAATAATTTCTTCTTTATTTCTAATGTTCTTTTTTTTTCTTTTTCTAACACTGATCCTAATAATTTATTATCAGTTAGGTCTTTATCTGGTACAAATTCATTTAATATTCCACGTATCCATAAACACTCAAAACAGATATCTATTATATTTCTTCTTATACAATCATATATATTATCATTAATTATTTTTATATCATCTGATCTCATCCTATTATATTTTTTTTTTAATATACCCATAATACTAAACCAATTATCTTCTTTACTTGTGTTCATAGCTTCTATGAAATTATTTTTCTGACACAATAAATATTCATCATATGAACCCTTATACATTGGATCAATCACATCATTAAAACTACTTAGACTATGCCAATTATATTCTCTATAATATTCCATATTTTCTATTATTAAATTTTTACTACCTTTTGAAGACCCACCATATACATATAATAATATACTCTTTGCCCAGTTATATATATATTTATATGATATTTTATCATTGTCATCATTTGGATTTATATTACAATATTTTTCATCTCCAAATTTTGGATATGGATTTTTTAATGTTATAATCTGATAACCATACCAAGTCTTCTTAAATTGATCTATCGTCTCCATCAAATATTTATATAATATTGACATATTTAATGATCTCCACGATATTATTATATCTTCTGTTTTTAATATTTCCATTTTATTATCATCTATATCGGGATCTAATACATCATATATATATTCCTCACTAATATTTTCATTATTTTTTCCTTTAATTTTTAGTTCAACAAATCCACTTTCTTTTAATTCAGTCTGATCACTATATTTCCTTTGAATATAATATAATATATTTCTTATTACTTCTATTATTATTCTGTTTGATGATATTTTTTCTAGTATTCTCTCCTTACTATTATTCCAATCCTCTATTAATTTTAAATTATCTGACATTATACTATCATAATCCATCTTTACATCTATTAATTCATCTATTTTATTAAATATACTTTTTATATAATCCCAATAATTATATAATTTATTTTTTTTATCATCTAATGGCATATCATATATCAACCATTTATAACTCTTTATTCCATAATATAACTCATGATGTATCATATTATATATATCCCCACACGACAAACCTTGATATTTCCTCATCCTGTTCTGTGTTATTAATCTGTCAGACGAATAATCATACTTCATATTATCAGATAATGGATTATACCAATTAAACTCTTCCATTACACCATCTATTAATACTTCTATCTTTTTTGATTCTTCATTATATTTAAATGATTTTTTATATAAACTGCTCTCTTTATATTTTTCTTTTATTGGACGTATATTTATCCAGTTTATATATAATTTATTTGATATCTGATCTATCGAATTTAATAATAAATAAAAATTATTTAATATGTCATTAAATGTCAATTTATATTCCAAATAATGTTTCTTATCTATATTTTTCATATCATATTTTTGTGTTGTGTTTATTTGTCTATATACATCATCAATAGTTGTATATCTAGGCACTTCATTATTATCTAGTATTCTTATATTTCGATTGAATTGAATATTTGTTATTTTATATGGATTTTTTGTTATATTTTGATCTTTATCATCCGATTTATCTATAAAACCTACTAATGATACATCTTCTTTCTTCTTTGTTGATATATCACTAATATTATATATATCCTTGTGTAATAAAAACAATTCAGCGTCATCAATATATGGTAATAACATATTAAACATTGCATATAAATCCCTATTATTGTTTTGTTTTAATTGATATATATATTGGTCTGGTTTGGATAAATCAAAATTAAATCTTATTGCGATATAATTTATTAATTCATATAATACTGCCATTAATTTATTAAACTCTGATGTATTCAAATTCGGTAATACTGTCGTCTTTATTACGGTTCTTATATATTGCCTCAAATCATCATTTACAAATTCACTCATTCTTTTTATTTACTAATATTAAAATACAAAATATATATTATTAATTTTCTCTTTTAATATTAAAAAGAATACATGTTCCGAATAAATGATAATGTTAAATTGAATATTAAACAATTTTTTATTTTATTAATTATACTTTTAACCATTTTCTTGCTCTATAATAAATTATATATATTTAGTAACTATTTACCTATTTATAAATATAAATCTATGAGCAAAAAATATAAAAATATTATTTATCAATACCAAAATAAAGTCGATGAACTCGAAAAACATATACAATCTATTACCCAGTTGCCCATTCTCAGTCCTAACCCACCTACCACCCAATCCAATCCTAATCCACCAATTATTACACATAAACAACAACAACCTATTGTTGACGAATCTATTAACAATACTATTGATACATTTATTGATGATAATCAACAACCAGTCTTTAATAATACATATCAACAACCACCAATACAACAACCAATTAATGGGTTTGATACTGTTTGGAGAGGATCTTCCATCTATTAATGTTAATTATATTTATATATATTTATATATACATATATATATAAAAAAATTGATTTTTTAATTTTATTTTACTTCCATAATACCTTGACTTAGCAATGATGTCCTTTCTTGACCATTACTATAATAATACTTTTGAAGCTAATCGCGACGGAGATGTAAAACATACTCTTTCTGATCGGATTAATGCCAAACTTTGGAATAGTATCGACGATATTCCATCCTCTCTGGTTGAGGCTAAAAGACCTGTTTTTGTTAATCGCGGCGGAGATGTAAAGCACTCTCTTTCTGATCGAGTGAACGCCAACCTTAGTACTTATGGAGGAGAGTTAAAAATTCTTCCAACCCCTTTTACAAATTCAATGAATTCGACTAACGATTCTAATACGGCAGCTGGTAATTATCAGTCTGTTTCAAATCAAAACGTTCAATCTTCCAATTGGAGGGCTCAACGTAGTAATAGAACATACAATGTTCGACCTGCAAGAGTTGTAGGTAAGATCGTAGTGCAATCAGGCATTGACGAACAAAAACGAATTGCTAATCTTAATCAAAAAGAAAATCCTATCGTAGCTGAAGAAGTTAAACCTATTGTAGCTATCGTAGCTGAAGAAGTTAAACCTATTGTAGCTACTGTAGCTGAAGAAGTTAAACCTATTGTAGCTATCGTAGCTGAAGAAGTTAAACCTATTGTAGCTGAAAAAGATAAAAAATTTAAAATCGATGTAATTCAAGATGGTAAACATATCGTGAAATTTATTGATAATATTGTAGCTGCCGTAGCTGAAGAACTTAAATCAACTGTAGATATCGTAGTTGAAGAAGTTAAATCAACTGTAGCTATCGTAGTTGAAGAAGTGAAACCAATTGTAGCTGAAAAAGATAAAAAATTTAAAACAGTAATTAAACAAACTAAAATCGATGTAATTCAAGATGGTAAACATATCGTGAAATTCATTGAAGATAAAGAAGAAATAGAAGATGATAGTTCAGAAATGGACGAAGAAGAATCAGCAGCTTTTAATAGAATGTTTGCAGACAAATTGTTACAATCACCATCTATATTTGAAAATTATATTGAGAAAAAAGCAGTTCCAATCATAAAGAGACCACAAAGTGTTTGGTTTGCTCCTTGTAGAGATGAATATAATAAAACAATGACGATTATTGAAAAACTTAGTATTGAAAATAGACCTAAAGTTATTGAAAATATAAAAAAAACACCATGTGAATGGTTTTCTTCTTGTACAAATCCTAAATGTGACTATATGCATCATCAAAATTATAGACTTGCAGAAGCCATTAAATGGAAAGAATTAAACGAAGCTCGTGGTTTGATCCAAGGAAGACCAATTAATTCGACAAATGATATAGATTGTAATGTTTCTACTTGTACTGGTATTAAATGTAAAGATCATCATGAGAAACAATTAAAAAGAGGTGTTCCTATTTATGCTATTGACCAAAGAAAATGTAACAATAAAAAATGTGAAGGATTTTATTATAATAAGGCTGAACAACGAAAAATTTGTGAATATCTACATCCTTTACAGATGCAACCTGGATTGAGAGACTTGAGACCATTAAGTTGCCAGGATTGTAAAGCAGGAAGTAAATGTAAAATTACATTTGGTGGTGGCAAAGTATGTGTATATAAACATCCATTGCAACTACCAAATAGAAATTGTGGTTGTTTTTATGGTTCATGCCATCAAAATAAACGTAATAATGAACTTATTGAACGACTTAAAAATAGACCTCTTTATTCTGAACGATGTACTCCTTGTGATTTTGAAGAAAAAAATCTCCCTGGAACTAAACGTTATCATAAAATATGCACCAAAGACGACTGTTTGTATAATCATCCTAATAAAATTGATGACGATGGTAATCTTATCGGTCAACTTTGCTATCATGATTTTAATCCAACTCAAAAAACTCCTTGTAAGGAACATCGTAAAGAACAACTTAAAAAACTTCGAAAAGAAAAGAAAGAAGATGGAATATTAAAGAAAATACCAGAAAAAAATTCAGTCTTTACAGGAGCTAGAATTAGTGACAAAAAAGCTGCTAAATCTGCTAACAAAGCTAAAACACAAAAAGAAACTGATGAACTATTAAGACAACGTATTGCTGATGCTGAAAAAAAGAATGCTCTGAATGCTGTTTTAACACAACAAATCTGTAATAATTTTTCTGTTAAAGAACAACCTAAACAAGAAGATGTTAAAGATGATGATGAGGAAGAAGATGATGATTTCTTTGAAGATGATTTTAATGTTTGCAAACAAGTTCTCAGAGTGGTTAAACCTAAACTTACTAATATTAAACCTACTCCTCCTATTCAAAATCAAGTTGTTCGTTCTAACAGACTATCATTCAGAACTGAAAGCGACGACGAAGAAGATGAAAAAGAAGAAAGAGAAGAAAAAGAACGCAAAGAAAAAGAAGAAAAAGAAAAAGAAAAAGAAGCATCTATTAAATTTGCCGATGCTCCAATTAAAAAAGATAAACCATTGACTGAACGACAATTAAAACATGCCGAATTCGAAAAAAGAAATTCCCAAAACACAGGAAAACGAACCGCAAAGAAAAATAAAAAAACACATACTTCTTCATCTAAAATTGACTTCTCATTAATCTGAATTATTTAAAAAAAACAAAAAAAAAATAAAAATAAAAACTATTTAATTATTTCATAAAGGAGCAAACCTAAAACCGGGCGTAGCCAGACTAACGATGGATGGGCACGACGATTACTGGCGTAAGGATGGAGCTGGTAAAAAAAAAACAAAAAAACAAAAAAACAAAAAAACAAAAAAACAAAAAAACAAAAAAAAAAAAAAACAA